TTAGCAAAAATTAATGCAGTAAGATTTCTTACAGAAGAGATTGTTTGGTTCCATAAAAAAGTAATGATGTTTATTACAATTTTATGATTTTATACGATCACGAAGAAGATCCAGATCAATATCAATTTGTCATGCCCATATGGGCACAAGGATGGATCCATCAAAGATATCTTGTGGAATTATTTTCCACATATCTTGAACCCAGAGCATGGGTTAGAATCAAAGCAAACTTCTCACCAAAGAGAAACGAAATTATTGAGAACGAATTGCATGTTGATTCTAATCATGGAGATCTGACAGGTATATTTTACCTTAACTCTAATGATGGATATACTCATTTTAATGGTGGTAAGAGAGTAGAGAGTGTTGCCAATCGTATGGTAATCTTTCCTAGAGAAACTATGCATAGTGGCACCACCTCTACTACAGATCATAGAAAGGTAATTAACTTTAATTGGTTTGGGAGCGTGGCGGAATAGGTAGACGCATCGGACTTAAAATCCGCTGACTATATAAGTCGTGGGGGTTCAAGTCCCCCCGCTCCTATGTAATTTTTTATAGAACAATGAGAATCGCAGGCGCACAAATTCCAGTAGGACTTGATATTCAGGTCAATAAACAAGAGATCCTTAAAGCAATCGATTGGGCAAAAGAGAATGAAGTAGAACATCTTTTGACTCCAGAGGGTGCTTTGTCTGGATGGTGCAGCGGATGGCAAAATAAAGAAGAAGAATTAGTAGAGGCACTACGAGAGGTAGAAAAAGCACAGATTGATGCTGGCATCTTTTTACATCTAGGAACATGTTTTACTGAGAAAGAAAATGTCGGTATTGTCCACCGCAATCAAATTAGACATTATCATAAGGATGGATATATTCAGGGTGCAACAAATAAAACTTTCTGTGTAGACGGAGAGAATTGTTTATCAAGAGATCATCTTAGAGATCCTGTAACACTAATTGAACTTTGTCCTGGCAATCTTGCTGCTGGTTTATTGTGTAATGATATGTGGGGATATCATGAAGCAGGTGTGCGTCCGCTAACAACAGTTTATGGATCAATTCCTGGTATGAGTTTGATTCTCCATGCTACCAATGGTGCTAAGGTCAGGGATGATGATCCTAGTTTTGAGGCATTTAACAAGTGGCACGATGGATTTCTTTGGATGTCTGCATTTTCCTGTGGAGTTCCTATCCTCACAGTAGACTCATGTACTCCTTGGGATTGGGACGGTAAAGATGAGGATGTCGTAACAATGCGTAGAACCTCTAGCGAGAGTGGTGTAATCGATAATACAGGATGGAAAACTAGTGTCCCTAGATATGGTAGACAGTATTTTTATTATGACCTGACACTTCCCGAACGGGAGATTGTAAATTGATATATAAGGTAGGCAACCTTATATTCAAAAAACGAAAATGAAAAAAGCATTAGTTGCTTTTGGAATGATCTTTATGGCTTCTCCTGCTATGGCAGGGGGACTTGTACATAAGATGAGCTCTAGTGTGCAATTGACTGTTGATTCGGCAAGAACCACTGCCACAAGAATTGGTTCCCAATACAGTGTATCGGGATCTAATGTAAACACTACCGATGGTACAACTGCTGGTACTGTTTCTGCAGGAACTATCACCAGCGGTGTCATGGCTCCTGGTACAATCTCTGCAACACAAGCAACTGCTGGCGAGGCATTTTCTTACAGTCAGTCTTATTTACAAGGCGATGCTGTAAGTCAAAGTGCTCCAACTGTAGGCACTGTTGGTAACTTCTCTAGTCAGACTTCTTACACTGCTGGTGTAGCAGGAGATTTAGCAGGTACTGTCGCCACAGACGGTGGTATTACTTTGACGGCTGGCGGAGCTGGTTCATCTGCTATCGGTCAATTTGTGAGCGAGATTACGGTAATCGATTGATGAATAGATTACAAGAAGCAATCGGTCTTGGGTTGGTTCTTGGCATACTACATGGACTGGTCCAGTCTGCTGGAGCGGTCCCCGTGGTCCCAAATTTCACACAGGGCTCAATGACGAGCCACACAGAGACAACCTCTAAAGTGACCGAGACAATTAATTCGATGGACTATTCCACGGGTTATACATATAGTGCAAGTGGAACAGGTGTGACTGCCAATGGCAATCTATCACCAGGCACATCATCTACTACAGTAACCATTGATGGGGTGAATTCAACATGGACAGGCGTGGGTTCCAAACCGACCTTTACACAAACAACACCAGGTGCAGCGTTCCAGTTCGCGGAGTCGTATCACGGACCAGGTTTACAGCAGCACACGATTATAAACAGAGTGACCGAGGTCACCAGTGTAACAGACACAACTTCAATCTTTCAACAATAGGTAAAAAACTATGTCTAATACTTGCTCTAAGTGCAACTGCAACCCCTGCAAATGCAGAGACTGTAGGGGGTGTGAGTGCAACTGCTGCTCCTGTAGCTAATAGTTCAGGCTCAGTGACCAATCAAGCTATTCAGGTTTTACAAGGTCCATATATCACGAATACTTATGGAGGCGGGGTTCAGTGTCAAGGACCCACTCTAAATATCACTCCATATATTACTGGTAGTGCATCAGCATCGAAACCATACGAAGATTATTACGACACACCTGTATACGATATGCGTGACCTGACTGGTGCCTTCGATGATGATGGCAACCCGATTGCGGATGGTGCTCCAGACAATCCAGGCTCAGTATTATGGTATCAACCGACGAGAACTGGGCAGAAGGATAACTATAATTTATCTGTAGGTGTATCTGCTACATGGTCTAGACCACAAGATAAAAAACTACAGGCACTCTGTAAGGAGGCAGCAGAATCACAGATTGCAATGCAGCGTCAACTTACTGCTAACAAGCGGTTGGATTTTGAACTCGCGAGACTTAAGACCTGTGCAAATTTAATGAAGGAAGGAATTTACTTTCATCCCAAGAGTCCTAATTATGTTCTATGTGCAGATGTGGTAGTACAAAATGTAACTCACATCAAACCACATGTTCATACTATTCCTTCCCCTTCAGTTTCCGAATCGCATGTGAGCGAATCCGCTGCTGATCTTGGCGCTCCTTTACAGATTCCACAGGGGCAGTCTTACCCCTTATCGCAGCAATCTTCTTCATTACCTTCTTCACAGTCGGTTTCACCGCTTTTAACAAAAGATCAGCAAGAGGTTTTGCGAGCAGTGCAGAGGTCGTCGCTACCACAGCAATTGAGGCGGTAGTTGTAACTTTGCCAGCGTTAGGTATGTTACCAATGATCTGATCAGGTATGGTAAGTTGCTCCGTTACCATCAGACATTCCTTACCAACAATCTCATATCCAGTAATCTTTTTGTTACCCTCTAGGATCTTTCCTACAGGGTTTTTCAATTGCTGTTCTCTTGTAGGACACTCTATCTTAGGTGTCGGTGGTTTAGGTGTTTCTGCCTTTGGTGCTTTTGTTTCTGGTTTTTCAGGTGGTTTTACTGGCGGAACAGTTGGTTCGTACTCATATTTAAGTTTATCTTTGTTATAATCAATGGGGGTGAATGATGGCATCTGACCATCACAATATGTTTTCACCCCTTTAGGGTCGTCTCCTCTAAGATTTTCATTTTTTCCATCGTCCTGTTCATGTGCTTCTACACAGCCAGGGATGTCAATAATGGGGACACCGATCTGCTGTGTTACAGGAGGATAGATAGGGATTGCTTGAGGCGGACTAGATGTCAACCATTTAGGTATGTCTGGAATACCAACCTGATCGACATTTATCTCAGGTATTGGCATATTTACATGATGAGTGATTATATTTAGTCTAAATAGTCAGAGCACACAGTCTCAGTCTGAAGAGAGATGCCACTTAATAAACTAGAGAATTTCATCAAGAATACTGAGGGTAAAATTCTTTATGTTAACCCCAATGATCTTGATGCTACCGATAGTATCACGAACCAGGGCAATTCTTTAACGAAACCCTTTAAAACTATCCAGAGAGCACTATTAGAATCTGCTCGTTTCTCCTATCAGACTGGATTTGATAACGATATTACGGACAAGACAACTATCCTCTTGTTCCCTGGTGATCACTATATTGATAACCGCCCTGGATATGCGATCAAGAAAGATCCCGCAGATCCATCTAGAGCAGTTGGTGTATCTCCAATCGGTGCAGAGACATTAGGCACCACAGAATTTGCATTGTCTTTGACTAGTGAATTCGACCTGACAGTAGAAAACAATATCCTTTATAGATTTAACTCAATCAATGGTGGTTGTATTGTACCTAGAGGTACATCCATCGTTGGTCTTGACCTCCGTAAAACTAAGATTAGACCGCTTTATGTTCCCAACCCAACAGATGATGATGTACCCAATTCTGCCATTTTTAGAATTACTGGTAACTGTTATTTTTGGCAATTTTCTCTTTTTGATGGAAAGGGTGACCGCTTAGTATATACTGACCATCAGCAGTTCAACGACGATAATAAATCTTTCCCCTCATTCTCTCACCACAAACTGACATGCTTTGAGTATGCTGATGGTAAGAATGATGTCAAAGGTTATGACATCACAGACCTCAGCATGTATTATTACAAGCTGACATATGCTTTCCAAGAAGCATCTGGTCGTGCTATTACATATGAATGGCCTGAGAATCAGGGCGACTTTGAGAAAGTTCGTCCTGAGAATGAGATCGTCGGTGCTCTTGGTACTGACCCTCTTGAGATTGCCAGCATTATTTCTGGCGATGGCACATCTCCTACATCTCAAGTAACTGTAACCACCCAGTTAGAGCATGGTTTGAGCGCAGGTACACCAATCAAGGTTAGTGGGGTTAATGTATCTCAGTACAATATCTCTACATTTGTACAGTCTGTTGTAGACGCTACTACATTTACTTACACTCTCCCTACATTCCCTAACAACTTACCTGCTACACCATCTAATATTACTAGTGCAATAGTTACGATTGAATCTGATACTGTAACTGGTGCATCTCCTTATATATTTAACATCTCGCTGCGTTCTGTCTTTGGCATGAACGGTATGCACACTGACGGTAGCAAAGCTACTGGTTTCCGTTCGATGGTTGTTGCCCAGTTTACGGGTATTTCACTCCAGAAGGATGACCGTGCGTTTGTTAAGTATAACCCGACATCTAGACTGTATGAGGGTATTACATACAAGACTGTTGCTGGTGCTGAATTGTCTGGTCAGTCATCCTCAACAGATGCTGCTACTGTTTATCACTTAGACTCTAGTGCTATCTATAGACAAGGATGGGAACAGTCACACATTAGAATCTCAAACAACGCTGTTGTTCAGGTTGTGTCCGTGTTCGCTATCGGATACAATGGTCACTTTGTGGGTGAGAGTGGTGCTGACGCATCTATCACCAACTCTAACTCTAACTTCGGTCAATTCTCACTGATTGCTGATGGTTTCAGACCTGAGGCGTTCCCAAGAGATGACCAAGGATATATCACGCACATTACTACACCTCAGCATGTAGATACTTCTGCATCTAAAATTGATAATGTAAGTTTCTATCAGTTTGATGTTACTAAGACTCAGAATGTAGGTCTGTCTAGTCATCTCTACATCTTTGGTTTTGATAGACAGGATGAACCACCACTGTCACTCTCTCAAGGTTTTAGAATCGGTGCAAGACATGATGAAAAGATCTTTGTAAACATCGGTGGCACAGACTATACCGCAGATGTACGCATGACAGAGAATGTTCTGTCTGGTGTATCTACTTCGGCGTTAGGTGATCAGACTGGTGCTAAGAAGAGTAAGTTAAGTGTTCCTAATACACTATTTGCAATGACCGTTGATTCTATCGGTCTAGTAACTGGTGAGAAGATTAGAATTTATAGTGATAGCGGAGACCTTCCAGAGGGTTTGTCTTTTGATAGAGTATACTATGCTATTGTAAACTCTCCTACCGAGATTAAAGTAGCAACCACATTCTCCAATGCTATTAACAATGTTCCCATTGAACTCTATGGTGGAGATGATTTAAGAGTTGAAAGTAGAGTATCCGATAAATCTGCAGGAGAAATTGGTCACCCAATTCAATGGGATTTGAATCAGAATCAGTGGTTCTTGCATGTTGAGACGGGTAGTAACCTATATCCTCAAATCCAAAACAATACCAACCTGTCCGCAGGTGAAGGTACAAATATTGGTTTCATCAAGAGATTTGAAGATAAGAGAAGCGTCGAAGACAAATTATATAAGTTTAGATATGTTATTCCTAAGGAGGCAAACAACTCTAGAGATCCTGTAAATGGTTTCATCATCCAAAACTCCAGTTTGACTGGATTTGCAAAGACTGGCGATCCCTCTGCAACTACGATCTCTCTTGATGATAACAACTTCAAAAGAAATCATCAGTTTATTGCTGACATCAGTGAAACATCTTCTGTTGTCACAGTTAGAACTGAGCTTCCTCACCTTGTAGAAGTTGGTGATATTATTTTTATTGAGAATGTACAGGATTCTAACAATACTCCTGGTCTTCCTAACAAGGGATATAATGGTTTCTTTACTGTTACGGGTCTGATTGATGCGTATCAGTTTAACTTTGCTAACACTGATACAAGCGGTGTTGAGAGAAATACTGGTAACTTTGTTGATACAACCAACAGCAGAAATCTATTCCTCCCCAGATTCTCTATCAACAATAACAATAAGAACTTCTCGGTATATCGTTCTTCTGTTGTTGAACCTTACATTAGAGGAGAAAATGATGGTGTATATCTGTTAGAAGTTCTTGCTGCTGACTATGCACCACCCCAGGAGTTTACTCCTAAGAAGTATGAGCAGAATGTTACATACTACTATCCTCAACAGGATAGAGACAATATTGATATCAACCCACCTGCTGCTAAATCTTTTGCAAGACGCAATCCTGTTGGAAAGGTTGATATCAATGACATGAGAAACTCTCTCACTAGAGAGGCAGGAGATAAATTCCTGAAGACATTTAATGTTGGTTATGCTGTTTCTAGCGTAACTCCTGTATCTGCTGGTATCTGTACTATCGGTTTTGAGAATCAGCATGACTTTGGTGGTTTAATTACACATGAAAATCTTGTTACTGGTGTAGGATATGCTGAGACTACAAAACATAATGTCAGACTGCTGAATGGTAGTGATTGGAGTGGTGCTACTGCTACTGTTACTGTAGGTGTAGGTTCTACAACTATCACTGGATTTGAGGTATTTGCTCCTGGTTCTGGTTATGTTGGCGGAGAAACTCTGACTGTTGAAGGATTCAGCGGTGCCAGTATTGGTGTTCCTACTGCTGGTATTACCTCTGCTATTGGTGAAGTAGTATCGATTACTGGTATTGGTACAACAACTGACGGTCTGTATAAGATTAGTAGTATTCCCTCTAAGAATAGTGTTGCGATTGCATTGACATCAGGCGATCCTTTGATTATTGCTGGTCAGTTTGCTTATAGAGTTGCACCTTCTGTCTCCATTGCATCTACTCACTTTGATATTGCCACTGGTCTTACTACCATTACAACTAGCACTCCTCATGGATTGAGAAAAGGTTCTAAGTTTAAGGTTGTTGATGCCAATAGCAATAAGATTGGTATGTTTACAGTAGATACTGTTGCAGGTATCAAAACATTTACCACTACTACTGTAACTGATATCAATTATGCTGCTGGACATACATTGTATAGAGGAGTATTTGAAGGTCATCAACAGGCAGTTCCTCTTGCAGAGGCAATCGGATCCAGATATACAAATCTGTATGCTGGTGACTGTGCCACTACAAAAGATGCGTTAGATGCAACAACTACAACTGTTAGATTACAAGTTCCTAACGCAGGTATTGGTACTGATTTGAGATATAGACTCGGTGATTATATCGAGGTTGATTCTGAAATCATGAGAGTATCTGAGCAAGGTCTCATCGGTGGTGGTAATGATGGTCTCCGTGTCATTCGCGGTGCTCTTGGTACACTCCCTGCTGAACATCTTGCTGGTGCTTTAATCAAGAAGATTGATGCTCTTGCTGTTGAATTGCGTCGTCCTTCTATTCTCCGTGCATCTGGTCATACATTTGAATATCTTGGTTATGGTCCTGGTAACTATTCTACTGGTCTTCCTCAGGTACAGAATAGAACTCTGACCGATGACGAAGAGTATCTGTCACAGGCACAGGAAAGATCTTCTGGTGTTGTTGTATACACTGGTCTGAATAATGAAGGTGACTTCTACATTGGTAACAAGAGAATCTCTTCTTCCAGTGGTGAAGAATCCTCCTTCGGTATTCCTATTCCTACTGTAACTGGTGAGACATCATCCAGTAACTCTGCTGTATTTGATGAAATTATTGTTAGACAGAGAATCATCGTTGAGGGTGGTCCTCAGCAAAACATTCTGTCTCAGTTTGATGGTCCTGTATCATTCTCTAATGATGTTAACTTTACTGATGATTTGATCACCAGTGGCACTGTTGACCTTGGCGGAACTATTGAGATCACAGGTGAGTTCCCCAACGGTGCTAAGTTTAACAATGTACTGGTAGGTGTAGGAACTAATAAAACTGAGGTCACAACAGTTCCTGGATCTGGTGATCTGGTTCTTAACGCTGCTCCTGGATTCGCTGTTGCTATCGCAACTGACACCAAATACACTGCTAATGTAACATTTGAGGGGCAAGTTAATGTCAACGGATTTGCTACATTCTCTGGTGATGTATTCATGAGTGGTGCTGGATTCACATATTGTGGTGGTCCTCTCCATGTATGTGATGACATTGTTGCTTTCTATGGTCAAACATCTGACCTTGCTATGAAGGAAAATGTTTCCACACTTGAAGATCCTCTTGCCAAGGTCATGCAAATCCGTGGTACAGAATATGATTGGAAGGAAGGCAATAAGAGCTATAAGGGTCACGATGTTGGCGTTATTGCTCAAGATGTAGAAAGAGTCTTGCCCGAGGCAGTATCTACCAAACCTGACGGCACTAAGGGTGTCCATTACAACAAACTTATTCCTCTCCTCATTGAGGCGGTTAAAGACCTGAGTCAACAGGTTGATGAACTAAAGGATAAATAAGTAAAAAGGGTGTTCCTAACTTAAGATAATGCCTAACAATTATAAGACAATCATCAACTTTAGAGACGGCATTCAGGTTGATGCGGATGATCTAATCTCTAATAATGGTCTAGTCGGTATCGGCACGACCATTCCTAGAGAGCAATTAGATGTTCGAGGCAATATTATTGTAGAAAATGAGACCAATCTCAGGCATGTCAATGTTATTGGGCACTCAACACATTACGGTCTCGTTAATGTTGCCGTAGGTTATTCGGTTGGCATTGGCACAACCGTACCAGAGGCAACTTTCCAAGTTGGTGTTGGTACAACTGGTGCAACAATCACTGCTGAAGGTGTAGTCAGCGCACAACAATTTGTCGGTGATGGATCTGGTCTGACCAATCTTCCTACATCAGTGTGGGCAAACCCAAATCCTGGTGCAGGAACAACAATTTATGCATTTAGACCTGTAGGTATTGCTAAGACATTCCCACAGGCAGATTTTGCAATTGGTGATCTCATCGAAGTTGATGCTATCAGTGGTGTTGGCACATTTGAAGGATTAGAAGCAAAGAATCTTACTTTAACTGGCAATGCTCAGCAAGGTAATATCACCATGGTTGGTGATATTATCGGTGTCCAAACTGTATCTGGCAGTGGTAATATTGAGTTAGGTGGGATTGGATCATTCGGCACGGGTCTTAATATGGCAGCTGGTGCTATGATTGGCACCTCTGGTGGTCTTACATTTACTGGACAAGAAGTTTCAGTTGATTTTGTAGGAACTAATATTAATACAGATAATAGACAGGGTATCAGATTTATTGAGACATCTGGTAACTCTGTTAGACAAGCAATTCTTTACAACGGTTCCTATCAAGGTGTCGGTGGAACTGCTTCTGGTCAGGTTGAATTCTGGGGTCAGGATAACTTAGATCCAGATTTAGTAAAATATAAACCAAGAGTCGTTATCACAAGGGAGGGTAGAGTTGGTATTGGTACAAGTCGGGTTGACACCGATTTTAATCTCGATGTTGTCGGAACAGGTACATTTTCTGGTTCGCTCGGTGCTCGTGGTGGATTCGTTGGCGATGTTATCGGTGATATTACTGGTGTTGCAGGTCTGGCACAAGGATTAACAGGCACGCCCGATATTACTGTTGATGAGATTAACTCTCTTGGTATCAATAGCATCTACATCAGAAACACTGGCATCTCTACATTTGGTGGTGAATTAAGCGTAGAAAACTTTATTGGTGTTGGTTCTACTTCATCTGCATTGGGCAGAGGAATGGGTGTTATTGGTGGTGCTGATTTCACTGGTGGTGGTTCATTTGGTGGTGATCTCACTGTAGGTGGTAATCTTACTATTGGTGGCACATTTGGTGGATCTGTAAGTATTGCGGATGTTACTGCACAAGAGTTGATTGTTACTGGCATTATGTCAGGTACAACAACATCTAGCGCAGTTCTCAATACAACAACTATCACTGGTAATGTAACTCAAGATGTTACTAAGCAGTCATCATTTGGTGCTGTCACTATCGGTGGAACAGCAACATTTGATACTGAGAATATTGTCTTTGGTAGTGTTGCCAAACAGGTTTCTGCATCTGGTACAGTATTTGCAAACCTGAGTGGTATTATTACGACTGGTGGTGTTGTATGTAATGACATCACAATTGCTGGTAACTTTAACTATACTGGTGGTAATATCGGCACATTTGGTTCTATTGAACTTGATGGTCAATCTGGTATTATTTCCTGCGGTTCTATTGAATCTAGCGGAAATGTACAATGCCAGTTCATGATCGCAAATGCTGGTGTCACCACAGTTGCTAACCTTGACATCTCTGACGGTACAGGAACTAACCTTCTGATTACTAGAGTTGGTTTCAATACTACTCTTGCAGGTATTCCTGTTGAAGAAGGTATTGCATTGTTTGATAATGCTGAGATTGCAATGCTCGGTTCTGCGGGTATTGGTATTGGCACCACTAGTGGCAAGCGTGATGATGAAGTTGATTTATATGTTGGTTACAGAAGAGACCCCGCTGGCAACTTTATTGGTGCTGGTGTAGTATTTGAAGGTGGTGTTGGTATTGGTACAAAAGTTGGTCCTCAAGATACTAATGTCCTTGAGGTCTACAAAGATACTAAGTTCTTCAGTAATCACACTGGTATTGGTGGAACTGGAGAGATTGGTATTAGAATCGGTGTTGATACTAACAATCCTCAAGGTACATTCGACCTAGGTGAAGCAGATGGTAGTATCATCGTTTCTAGAAGAAATGATTCAACTCCTGTTAATGCAAGACCTGGTTGTGTCTGGTTCGATACATTCTCCAACCAACTTTTCGTAGCAGACAACCTTATGAATGATGTTGCGATTTCGACGGTGAAGAATGAAACTCATGATATCCCCGAAGTCCTTCAAGAAGTTGGATTCCTTGGTGGTATTGTAGACAATGATCTTCAGCGTAGGACCTTCTTAAATAATGATTCGATTGATAATTTCATTCAACCTGGTCCTGAATTTGGTCTTGCTGCTTCAGTTGGTTTTGGTACTGCTCACATGTTGTACAATAAAGCGTATGACAAGCACCAATATGCAACTCAACAGGGTGCTAATAAACTAGATGCAAGTATCTTCAGATCCTATGTTTCATCTGCAACCAGTGCCCTAAATATTGAATTAGATAGCACTGGAACTAAAGTGATCATTGATATTGCTGGTATTGGTTCTGCTACTCTAAATTTGGTCTGAGGTTAGTAAATGGCATACGGAGATTGGAGCGAAAAAACACAAATACTCCTTACAGGCACGCCTGGCACGCAGATCTCTTATGGTGAAATTCGGGCAGCAGTTGGTAACACTACAGCATCAATCTCTGCCCGTGAGATGCATCGAGTTACTGATCTTGATGCACCGTATGATTTTCAGCAAGGTAAATATGCCTCATCCACAGGTACACCACACTTACCATATGTTTTAGATGCTAGTGAGAATGTAGGTGTTGGAACTACTGGTGCTTTATCCCCTCAAGATTTGAGAGGTGTGATTAAAGAATATATTATTGAGCAGAATCAAAATGCAGAGGAAGAAAACTTTGCCGTTGATACACTGAGCAGTCCTAGTACAGTATCCATCGCAGCATCTTGGAATAATAACTTCAACAAGAATGTAACCAAGTATCTTAGAATTAAGGGGAGGATGATCAGTCAGGATCCCAATTCTCCTGCTGTTAAAACTACATCTGCTACATCTAATCTCAACATCTATGTAAATAATTCATCACCATCTTACGGTGTTTATGCTGCTGGTGGTGCTTTAGGTGGACAACCTGGTGGACATGCTGTTGAGGTTTCTAATCCTGGAGCACCTGCAATCCGTAAAGTATTTGTAGAGTGTGAGGGTTCTGATTCTAGAATCTATGCTGGTGGCGGTGGTGGTGTCACTGGTATTGATGGAGTTGATGGGAATAATGGTAGCGGTGCTTCTACTGGATCTCCTGGATCTCCTGGTGGTTCTGGTAGTCCTGGCGGCAACGGATCTTCTGGTAGTCCTGGCGGCAACGGATCTCCTGGGCAACCTGGTAGTGGCGGTCAGCAGAGAAATAATTATCAGCAGAGAGCACACAAACAGAATAGAAGTAATAAAAGAAATAGACGAACAAGACGCAAACGCTATGGAGGTTGGCCCAGTACTAGAAGGGGACCAAAACAAAGAAGAGCAGGTTATCAGGGTCGTTCTGGATTCCAGCAGAGATCCCAGGTAAGAGCAAGAAAGTATTGCTCTGGTGGATCTGGCGGTGGCGGTGGATCAGGCGGCGGCGGAGGCGGCGGCGGATCAGGTGGTTCTGGTGGCGGCGGTGGCAGCGGTGGCGCTGGCGGTCCCGCTGGTTACAACGGCGTTAAGGGCATCGGTGGTGTCTTAGGTGTCGGCGCACCTGGTCGCGGTTGGAACTACAAGACAGGCAATATTACTGGTCAACCTGGCACACCTGGTACTCCTGGCACCCCTGGCGGTGGTGGCGGTGCTGGTCAACCTGGTACTCCTGGTGGTGGCGGTCAACCTGGTACTCCTGGTGGTGGAGGTGGTGGCGGCACTCCTGGTGGTTCTGGCACTCCTGCATCGTGTGGTGCTGGTACTCCTGGCACACCTGGCACACCTGGTGGATCTGGAACTCCTGGGCAACCTGGAGGTAGAGGTGGCAACGGTCAACCTGGTCAACCTGGCACACCTGGAAACGCGGGAACACCTGGCACACCTGGTCAACCTGGACGCCCTGGTGGTAGTGGTGGTGACTGGGGTATGCCTGGCGGCACATCTTCTGGCGAAGGTAACTTCATCGGTCAGCAAGTTGCTGGTGGCGGTGGTACTGGAGGTCGTGCAGTTAAAGGCACTGGACCTGGGCAAGATGAAGACTATCAAGTAATCCCCAACGGTGGAGATATCAAGGTAATTTACTGATTTTATTATGTCAATCTATCGTTTATCACCCTCACCTAACTTTGGTGTGGGTGAGGTGTTATATGAAACTTGGCAAGAGGGATTTACCCCAGAAGAGTGTGATCGAATCATTCGATATGGTGAGTCATTGTCACCTCAGGATTCTGTTGTAGGTCTTGATGAAGACTCTCAAGAAGTAGAAGAAGAAATCAGGAAATCAAAGAACTCATGGATTGAGTTGAATGACGATACTGAATGGATATATGACAGATTAGGTCAGATTCTTAGATGTATGAATGGAATGCATTGGAGATTCGATATCAATGGATTCCACGAACATTTGCAATATACTGTATATCATGACGACAAGTCTTTTTATCGTTGGCATGTAGATAATATGCTGTTAGGTGATATGCCACCTAGAAAGTTGAGCATGTCAGTGCAACTAACCGATCCAAATGATTATGATGGTGGAGAGTTACAAACAAATGATGGTGTGATACATACAGTATCGAATGATCGAGGTTTAGTTACAGTATTTCCTAGTTATGTCTTGCATCGTGTCACACCTGTGACCCGTGGGACTCGCCGCTCTCTAGTGGTATGGGCAAATGGTCCTGGGTTCAGATGAAGAACTGGCACACCCATCACCCCAGATCCCAGTAGGGACGCTATAATAGGGATATGAAAAACACACACCTAGAGCACCTGGAAGACGAGATCCTCAACAGCGGCACCGCTGGAGGATTTAATGCTGTTACCTTCCTGCGCCAGTTCAGTGACATGCTGTCTGGTAAAAAGACTGATCTCAGTATTACTACCAAGTGGGATGGTGCTCCCGCAATTGTATGTGGAACCGAACCTGTCAGCGGTCGCTTCTTCGTTGGTACAAAATCTGTATTCAACAAGGTTAATCCTAAGATTTGTTTTGATGATACTGATGTAGATCGTTTCTACAAAGGTGCTCTCGCTAGCAAACTCAAAGATTGCCTGAAGTAGCTCCCACAAGTGAACATCTCAGGCATTGTTCAAGGTGACTTACTATACACTCAAGAGGATAAGATCAGCGGTATTGTCGGTGGAAACAGAGTTATTTGTTTTACTCCTAACACTATTACTTACGCTGTTGATTCTGCTTCCAGTAAAGGTTCTAGAGTCCGTCTCTCCAAGATGGGAATCGTATTTCACACAGTTTATAAGGGCGATACTCTACAGACTGCAAGAGTTGTACCGCAAAAACAAGCACCTAAGTATCCTTCTACTGCGGATGTTTTTGTTGCCAGTGCGAATTTTGTTGATGCCACTGGTATTACTCTATTTGATCAAGGAGATCTGTATACCTTCAATGCTACGATCAATAAAGCAAATGGTTCGCTGAAGCAATGCTCTAAGTTCCTTGATGTCATTCAGACTGAAGGTCAATCTACTTTCATGATGAATCTGTTGCTCAAGCGTTTCTTCAACCAGCGTATTCGCACTGGTCGTGGTGTTACCAACACCAGCAAAGTTATTGCTGAGTTTGCTGTATTCTATCGCGAAACTCTTGAGGCAGAGAAAGCAAAGAAAAAGACTGCTGCTGCACAGAAAAAGTATGAGCGTATGCAGGTCGATGGTCTACTGTTCATCGCTAAGTATCAGCGTGAGTTGTATCATCTGATTTCTGCATATATTTCTATTCGTACTGCTAAGAAGATGGTTATCGATCAACTCAACAAAGTTCGTAGCATCAAGACATTTATCGGTCGTGTTCCTACTGCTCCTGAGGGTTATGTGGTTCACAATGATCAATCTATGATGAAGTTTGTTGACGACGAGTTTCGTCTCGCTAACATCACGGTTGACAAAGCATGGGCAACCAAGTAGACTAACTTTGTCGAAGTTCACACAGACTGTAGCTATGAGTTCTATGAAACTTGCTGTTGAGTGGAAGCGTCCCAAGAATAAGGGATATTCTTCTCATCAAAGGGCAGTATTCTATGAGGACAAAGATGTGCTTTGGTGGATCGAAGAACTGAAAAAGCAAGGAATAGAAGATTATGACATTCGTCCTGTATTAAACTAAATAACGATACACATATCTCTTTGATTACAATGGGTAGAAAAATTGCTGTTATTGGTGCTGGAGCAGATGCTGTAGCAACTGTTAGTCAACTCATTGCTCAAAGAGATACTCAAGACAGTGTGTATCAAGATGACCAAATTACATGGATACGGGATTGCTCTCACAAAATTGAAAACTTCGGAATCTCAGTCAATACCATTTGGATTACTTTACTTGCTACCAACACCACAATTAGTACAATCGACTATTTTAAGCGGTTTGATGCACTGCAAAAAATCGGTCTGAAGTTCATTGGGTTTGGTGCTCGTAGAGATAAGAACTTCCATGTATTGTTTGACCCCTGTGAGATTTCAATGCACCTGGATGAGAGAAAGGTGTGTGAGTTTTATTGGGAGAATGTACAAAAACAACACTTCAATTTAGAACTAGTAGATAAGAGAGTTGGTAGTATTGAATTCACTGATGATAAAGCATTAGTTGATGGTGAAGAGTTTGATTTTGTTGTTGATTGTGTGCGTGGTGGATTGTGGGACAAAGATGCATATACCCCTGCTTTCTTCAATCCAACTGATACAAAACTTACAATCAATCGTAAGATCGATGGTGATTGGGACTACACAGCATATATTGCATGTGAGCATGGATATTTGACTGGTATTCCTACACAAGACGCACAGACCTGGATATACTCTTACGATAGTGATATTACCACTGAAGAAGAAGCAAATGCAGACTTCAGTAAGCATTGTGAAGTCAAGAAATATTGCTCATACAAGAAAACTGAATCGGATCATTTGACATCTGATTATATGATCCATGAGAATAAATTGTATTCTCGTTGTGGTCGTGCTTTAGGTATGAATGATGACCTGACTGGTTATACTAACTATGTGGAAACTGATGCTGCTGAGGCAATCGCTGAGTTTCTATTCTCTGATCCAGAGAGACCATGTAATAATATGATGCGATTGGAGGTAGAAGAAAGATGGAATGATTTGCAGATCGACCACTCTACCTTGATGGCATTTTATGTTCAGTATGGCGCACAATATGGCACTAAATTCTGGGATAAAACTAGAAATGATGCATGTAGATTCTTAGAAGATAAAGATCTTCACTCTGCTGATCGTATGGAAGTATATGATAAACTTGAGAATATGTTACCAGAGGAAGAGAATCTTAGACTTGATTATCATAGACACATGGCGCAAGAAGAATATCATTTGCGTCAGAGAATGACAGATAATTCTGATGAACCATACAGAATGTTAGGTCCATATCAATCACTATGCCAAGCATCTCATGGTTTAGGTGCAGCATATGCAAAGTATTTCCCGATGATGTCACCATTGTGGGAACCACCTGAGAAGTTTGGTGAAATTAACTTAGATCCAATTGTGGGTGGACAGTTTAGAAAGCGGACCAAGAGAGCACAAAAACCATCCTGATGCACTATAATATGTGTATCTGACAGACACACATGAACGCAGTAGAAGCAGGACGACTTGCCAAGGCAGAGGGTCACCAACTGGAGCGAGATCTGCCTACAATCATGAATGAAATGTTTGGTGGTGATCATGTTACTGATGGGCGTCCACAAACTAAAGTTGACATTCACGACAATGAGTCAACTACAGCATATTCTGTCAAGAATGTAAGCAAGAACCACACACAGGTTGCACTGCTTTCTTCTCGCAAATTTATTCAGTATTTTGACCTAGAAGATACTCTTCCTGCTCTTTTCATCCGTTTGTTCTTCGGTGTGCCTAACAATTTTGGCATGTCAACTGTCAAACTGCGCCACAAAGACCTGCCCCTGAGTGACGCTGAGGTGCGTCAGAATCGCGTCTACGCTAACAACATCCCACAACCAGTTAAAGACGCCTTCCTGACCTTTATGAACGCCAATAAGATGCGTATTTTTGATGTCATCGTGCGTCGTGGTCTTGATAATGGTATGCCAGTCAGCAAAATGGTATGGCGTAACAAGAAAACAAATGACATGAAGATCATTGAGATTGATGATCTTGCCAAGCAATGTGAGACTGGAGAGTGGAAACTAAACAAGACAACTCTAGAGTTTCGCACATCTGATGGTGTCAAATTGTTTCATCTCCAGATGAAAGGATCTGGCAAAAAGTATATTTCTGGTTATCATGGTATGATGTTCCACATTTATCAATGAAAAATTATGATGGACCACTGTATGCACCATGGAGTGCAGTTGTTAAAGGAAGAGGATTTGACCCAGTGGAAAAAAGAAAGAAAGAACAAACATCATACCTGCCACATGTGTTGATGCTTGGCGCATGTTTTCTATTTGGTATTGGTATCATCATTGCAGGGTATTTCAAGGGTAACATGCATATCGAGGCAGTTTATCATTCACTTACAAATTTCACATGAGAGTATTAGTCACAGGACACAAAGGTTTCATCGGCAGACATGTATATGCTGATTGGCAAGAACAAATAGGCGACAAATGTGTCGATGGCATTGATATTCCTGACGATGTTGCTAATTTTAATGGTGGTGACTATGATCTGGTCATCCACCTGGCAGCATTTGCTAATATTCGAGAGAGTTTAGATGATCCGCACAAATTCTATGAGAATAATGTAGAGAAAGCGCGGAAGTTGTTCGATTGGTGTAGAGAAACTGACACATTGTTGATCTATGCATCATCTAGTGCTGTAGATGGTGAATACTGGGAGAATCCATATGCAATGACTAAATGGATTAACGAGATTATGGCACCTCCTAACTCTATCGGTATGAGATTGACGACAGTATATGGTGAGAATAGTCGTCCAGACATGATGTATAGAATGTTGGAAGATAAGACTGCTACCTATGTAACAAACCACACTAGAGATTGGATTCATGTTGAAGATGTATGTCGTGCCATTCGTTATCTTGCTGTTAGTACGATTAGAGGACCTGTATCAGTTGGGACTGGTCAATCAGTTAGTGTAAGAGAGTTGGCAAATAAGATGGGTATGGGTCACCTACCAGTTAAAGAACTGACACCAGGAGAGCGGCAGGATAATACAGCAGACCCTAAAATGTTGTACAGCACAGGATGGTTTCCCACTCGCTCAGTATTATGAAAGAGTTTGATTATGATCTCGATTACAAATCTCTTGACTTTACAGATGAAGAGACTCGCAAACTTTATCGTATTGGAAGGGGAGAGCAAGGAGTTCTATTGGTTCGCCCTTATACAGACGCTATTCGTGCTCATTGGCGCTTCAGAAGTATACCTGTAGCAGAACAATCATCACGGGCAATTCATAACATGTTTTGTCATTATCGTGAGCATGAAGATTTCATCGGCATGGATATGTGTCGCAAGTTTTTAGAGATGGGATTCACAAGATCTCGTCGCTATGCTAACCACAAGTCTGGTCGCAAATATGTAACAAAACCACCGTATTATCACACTGGTGATCGTGGTGGCACACCAGTGCGCCCACAAGAACCTGATGCCCTCACAAATGAGAAGGCAAAATGTGCAGCAATCTTCAAAGTTGTGCGTGATTTAGTAGCATCCGATCCTACATATCAGAGTATGCGTAAGGATTGGCGCTCAAATGAATAAGTCACCTGTAACTGACGATAATTATGATCGCAGAGATAGTGAAATTGCATGGCAACTACATACTGCTGCGAACATGTTGGCAACAGACTACAAGATTCATAAACGCACTGTCACAACTAGAACCACAATTCATGAGGAAATTGTGATAGAATACAACCATCGCAATAAGAGTGATGACTCAACTGATTAAACCTGACGATCCTAGATATTTTCAGCAAACATCGGATGAACCCTATGACAGACACAATTACAAAGTTGTGTTAATCAATGGTCAATCAGTTGTTGTTGATGCGTGGGATCTTGCACAGGCAATATGGTTTCAACAACCTGGACAATTCCTATCACACATTGAGGTACTAGACAAAGATGAATGACGAAGCACAAATGTGGAGGGAGAGATACGAATCTCTGAAAAGATGGGTAGAAAATAATATGAATAAGCAAGAAGAGTGGGAGCACCCATGGTGGAAGACAGTCAACAAAGCGTCACAAGGGCATGTCCGCAAGGATATGGACCTGCTATAATTATTGTATAATTCACAGAACAACATGCAACTCCGACCCCACCAGTCTCGCGCTCTCGATGCTATCCAGAACGCAAACAAAGGTTGTGTGTATGTTCCTACAGGTGGCGGCAAGACTGTCATCATGATGGAAGATTGCAAGCGTCGATTGCAGTCTCTTGACAAACTTCAGACCATTGTTGTTGTTGCTCCGCGTATTCTTCTCGCGGTGCAACTTTACAATGAGTTCAAAACATATCTCGGTGATGATGTTTTTGCTGCTTTTACGCATGTTCACAGCGGCGAAGTTGACTGTTTCCGCACAACTAAGAGTGATCACATCATGCAGCGTGATCACAACTGCAAGACTGTAGGTGTGCATCATATTATCTTCACTTCCTATCATAGTTTGCACAAAATTGTTGACAGTGGCGTCAATGTTGATGTTCTGTATTGTGACGAAGCGCACAATGCAACACAGAAAGCGCACTTTGTCGGTGTTGCTGCTACATCTATGGCAGCAAACTCCGCTTATTTCTTCACTGCAACTCCTAAGTATTCCCGCAATCCACATGCTCGCGGCATGAACAATAAGATTGTGTTCGGTGATACTCTTGAGAGCGTTCCTGCTCCTGAACTTGTCAACAATGGCAGCATCATTCCTCCCGAGTTGGTTGTGCATGAGACTGAACTGGTTCGTAACAAGGAGAACGCGCACGATGTTGATCGTGAAATGGTATTGAACATCATCGATGATCTCGATGAGGAACAATCTGCAAAGATTCTTGTTGCTGCTCCTAATACTCGTGTGCTGTGGGCAATGCTTTCCCGCACAGACATTCTCGATAGTCTGAATGAGATGGGTTACGATATCATGCACATCACATCTAAGCACGGTGCTTATATCAACCGTGAGAAAGTTGGTCGTGACAAGTTCTTCCAGACTCTCACAGAGTGGGGCAAGGATGATGACAAGAAATTCATCGTCTTCCACTATTCTATTCTCTCTGAGGGCATCAATGTGCCTGGTTTGACTCATACTATCCTGCTGCGTAATTTGCCTGTGATTGAGATGGCACAGACTATTGGTCGTGTCATTCGTCTACATAAAGATGATGCAAAAGACATTGCCGATGGTGTGATTACTCCTGGTGATCTCTCCTCCTATCGTAAATCTCATGGTGTTGTGACTGTCCCTCTCTGTGGCAAAGCATCACAGGCGACGCGCAATCGTCTCCAGAAAGTTATTGATCTTATCTTTGTTGATGGTCTCCCCGCACACTCATTCGCAAACTAATGGCAACCCACAAACATATCGTTTACTACACTGTTCCTGGCAGCAGTGAGAAACAGACAGCATATATTCTTGCTGAAACTAGAGATGATGCAGAAGTTGCATACCAGGCAGAGAATCCTACTCATAGAATTGAGAGGATTTTGACTGCTGTCCCCTCTGTAGATAACCCAAACAACACTAGATTTCTATGACCGCTGATGTGACCTTTTATTCCCCACAATTGGGGCAATTGACTGTTAATGTGCCTGCACAAAGTCGTCAGGGTGCTGAACAAGTTGTGAGAGCATCTTACGGTGATGTGCAAATCATTAGTATCAACATGAATGTTTAATTATCAGAGTTATTTTCCCACGAATTCTCTCATTTTAGAAGCACAACGCAGTTATTCTGGTTATGTGAGCAAGGATGGCACAGTTGCCGCGATCCCCGTTGCAAATAGCAAAAAATTCGTAGTTATACACAATGGGCAACAATATAAATGGTGTCGCAACTATCAGTCTGCCTTAAATGTCTGTAAAAAGTTAGAGAAAGCAACCAGTCGTAGAACTGGCACAGGAACCCTGCCGATCTGATCGGTGGGGTTTATAATATGGAGGTACTCAAGAGAACCCCTATGGAACGAGACTTCATCTGTGCTTACTTCGGTGGCGATCAGTCTGGCATCACCTGGACAATCACCGCACGAGGGTTTGCATCACTCAAGCAGGCAGAAAAGCACGGTCTTTTTATGATGCCCATGGCAGGATGCTTCGGTTTCGCTGTTATCTCAGAAGACAGAGATGCCTGGATCATGTATGATCAGTTCAGCGTGTTGCCTAACAATGTGTCTGTAACTCGTGACGATTTCATGAACTTTACTGTCACCAATGCTCCTAAGTTGGAGATGGTGGCATGAGCGTCAAAATTGACAAAGATCTCAGAAAACTGATGAAATCCTATGAGTTTGTGTTACATCGTGTCGGAAGTCACTATACTTGGCATGGACCGAATGGTGCCGTGGTGGTTACATCAAAAACACCAGGTAAGGCACGATGGTTGAAAGAAATTGAGAAAAACATCAAGAGGCAACTTGTATGAAATTAGATGTGATTGCACGAGTCATAGGTAGTTGCCTCGTCATCATTTCCTACTTCGTTATTCTACACATAAGCGCATCAATAGGTGCTATAATGATGTTTATCGCTGATGCGATATCTGTGCCCTATTTCATAAGAACTAAATCATGGGATGTAGTTGTTATGCTGTCCTTTCTACTTTGTATCTCCTTCAGTAAGTTATTTGTATGATGTATGATCATCCTCCTGCCCCTATTGTAGTCTGTCATGACTGCACACAGGCGGAGAAAGATACACTCAAGTTCCTCCAACATCGAGGAATTCGTAACATCAATGCCCTCGCAACTGTGATGGGCAATATCAAACAAGAGAGTAAATTTGATCCTCTTATTTGTGAGGGTGGACAAAGAACTGGGTACAGAGATTGTACTCGTGGTGGGTTCGGTTTGATTCAATGGACGACACAAAATCGTTATCTTGGGTTAGGTCGTTTCTGCCTTAAGTATATGCTGAGTCCTGATACTTTGAACGCACAATTGCGTTACATGGTGAATGAGAATCAGTGGGTACAATTTGAGCGTTATTTGAGAACACCCGACAAATCTGTCGAGTATTATATGAAATACGCTTATCACTGGTTAGGATGGGGAATTCATGGAAATCGTACCCATTATGCATACAATTATGTGAATCGGTTCAGAGTGGTTGTGCCACCTGTCAAGGTGTCCACATTTCCACCAATTGTGCCCCCACCTGCCGTATATTAAGAGAGTCAAAGCAATCGCATCAAATGCAACTTACTTCAAAGCGTCATTCCATGGTTGTTGAGTTTCGCCCTCACAACATCCTGACTGATAAGTTTGTTTACACTCTGAAGTTCAAAGGCGAAACACAATCTATGCGATTGTTCAACAAAAAAGAAATGATTGAGACCTGCAATTCTCGTCTCGATATTCATGGTTATGAGGTGACAGATTTTCTCACCGAACCACAATCTTACATGCCTGCTGCATGTTGATTAAATACAATTGTCTTTCATTTTCTATCAATGACAACCGACACATTCAACACCGTTGAACTCACTGCTGGTCAAGCAGATTTGCTCCTTTGGTGTATTGAACAAATGTACATCGATTTGAGTGATTCAGAGGAACAAGATCTGAAACCCATCATGGATCGTCTCGCGGAGATTTCTGACAATGAGTAATATTCAAGATGTGACAGATTCTCCTAAAGATTGGGAAGATTTCTGGGAGAATGAGGACATTGTTGTTAATTTGAATGAGGGAGCGGGTGGCGCTTGGAAGACAACCAAACATGACAGATATGTCGATTCGGTTATCAATGGTGGCGTCATTTGTAAGCGTGAATCTATGCTCTCCGATTGATGGAATTACCCCCTGATTTTATTCATGAACCACCAGAAGGATACTCCTACGCCATCGAAGATTTCAAGCGTGGCGTGCTTGCTATTTGGTTATTGCATCATCGCGAGTACATTTACACTAGCGATGATGTTAGGACTATCTGGGGATTTTATGCCCCCAGAAAGCAACAATATTATGCACCAATCAACGCAAAAAAAGTAGGAAATCCAGTAAACATTGATGAAACTCGTCCTTATACTGCAATGCAACTTAATCTAAATCCGCTCATGGCAGCATTTGGTTGAGACAGTTGACAGAGTGTCCACTAGCGCCCCCAGAGGGCGCTTTTTCATGCCATACTATGTTCATAGCAATCGAGGGAAACCCAATGACCAAGACCATGACCAAACGAGAGGCAAAGGCAAACTTTCTGGCAGTATCTGTGCCCGAAGGTCTCAACGATAAACCCGCAATGCGCTATGCTTGGGGTGTATATACTGACCTACTTTGCCGCGATGGTTACATCACCATGAAACAATATGAGACCTGGACCTGCCCTTTCTGATCACCTTAATTAACAATCATGCTTCACAGACTCCCAAACGGCAAACTTATCATGCATAACGGATTGACCCGTGAGCAAGCAATTCAACGCATGAAAAATGAAGAGCGTTGGATGCAAGAACACCGTGCAGAATTGGCAACCAGTTCTCAACAACTGTTTGACGATATGTTCGGCGGTTAATTCTCACTAACTCATTCATCTTTCATTTACAATCATGCGTCTTTTCTTCATCACTCTGTTTGTCATTCTCGGTGCAAATCTTGGCATCGAATTGTTAAACTCCAATATGCTGGATGTTATTGAACAGCGTAACGAACAACTACAACGGGCATGGGATCGCGTGTGACAGTCAACAAGGTGGACCAACCCCGCTTGATCTTCCCTCAATTCTGTGCAATCATACTGGTATGAACAACAAAGGAACAAACGCCATGCCCATCACCGTCACCAACGACCAGGGCAAAAAATATATCTCACTCGTGCAAGATCCTGCCTTCATTAGTGCAATTCAAGGACTGCAAGAGTATGTCTACGATATGAACGCCGATATTGATATGGCATACGATTGGATCTGTGACCAGGCAGATTGTTCCTCCTTTGTTGCAGATCAACCCGCGTGGGATTTGTTCTACGACATGTGGGAAACTACTCAAGACTGATTATTACTATGAACGACATTTTCACTGATTTGCAACAACAACTCGATTCTCTCACTGTGTACAAAGATCCTTGCACAATTGCTCTCGAAGCAGACAAAGAACTGATGAAGATTCACGAACCATATAAAATCATCCATGGTCGTGTTTATGATACAAAAGAAGAATATGAGCAAGCGCTCCACGATTTTCTCAACGAAAACTGATGTCCTTAATTAAAATGAATCTCCTCAAAATGGAAACTGCTCGTGAACAATTGATGGAAGACATTGATTGTATTGTTGATGAGTTTTGCTGTATGAATGGTCTCGACACTGATGCAGCAGAGGAATTATGTTCCGTGCTATGTGAACATGTTTGCATCAACTTTCCCATGCTAAAAGATAACGCAACAGCATACCAGGGGGCATGAGGACAGTGGGCAAAGTGGCACAGACTCACCCCACAGCGCCCCAAAATCATGTATATTAAAAGAGTCAAGGAAATCAATTCACTTTCTCTCTCACCATGCGTAAGATCGAACAACAAATGAACGAAGCAGTTGCTAACAACCGCAACTGGCAATCTGCAAACACTTCTGTTCACTACAACGAAGAAACTTGCGAGTCTATTGTTCGTCTTCACGGCAACAAAATTGCTGTGATCGGTGATGACTTTCTGCAAGTATTTGACGGCGGTTGGCAGTCAAATACCACCAAATCTCGCCTCAATGCGTTAATCGATCGTTTCTGCAATGCTGTCACCGATGGTGTCTATCAGCGCCAACATGTGTGGTATCTCAAAGATAACAATGTCGAGCGTGAATTCGAGTCTGGTTACATCTACGCCTGATAAATGTCATCCTTTCCTATTCTCTCTCACATGATACATTCTAAGCAAATGATCTTCAATGTGATGAAGACATGCGACAATGTTGATACATTGTCAAGAGAAGAAAAGTTTGAAGTATTCTGCAAAGTCTGTGACAACATGTTATCAGAGGGCAGAATTACAAAAGCAAATCACACTCGCTGGACCGTTCTTTTTTGATCATTATGTCACCTAAACTCAGTATTGAAAAACTCTCCCAAGGCATCGAATTTCACAGCGATGCTGTTAGTGAGGTTGCAATCCAGTTAGTATCAGAAACCGAACAACGGGTTTCTAATTTCATCGCTAAATATGAAGAGTTCATCAACCTGACAATTCTCAGGTATGAGGATAATCAATTCGTGTTTAAGTTAGGTGCATCTTCCGTCAAGGAAATCGCCCGCATTTGTGATATAATGTCTGAGGACATTGATGTCATCGATCTAGAAATTCTTTCCACCGAGGGTAACTAACAATGACCAAACTTGATTTCAAAGTAGACCACATGATTGATGCCCTTATGGATGACATTCCAGAAGACATGTGGTATAATAAACATGGGCAACAATTTCCCGACGATGATAACACCGTTGATGAAAGTGTGCCCTCATTTCTTAAACTTGAGGTGCTGTCTAATTGGTAGACAATAAGATGAACATTTACGATCCAAGTATATACTCTGAGATCGTCCATTATTATAACGAATCGCGCCGCCTAAAAAATGAATCAATCTCCACAAGTAAAAGTAGAACTATCTCATCAGCAGTTAAGTCTACTCAGGGCATTGATCATTCAGTATAAGAACGCATGGCAAAGTAAGGGTGAGTTACCAACACATATTGCAGACTTATTAGACAGTACTGATTATCAACTACATCATTCATGTTCACGATCGGACAGTCAGTCAACTACGACGGATTAGCAGGGGTAATTAAGTTTATCTCTGATGAGTATGTGTCAGTATGCATCAGACAATATGAGTCTGATAGTATACGCGGAGAGACAAGTGTGTGCCTCTGTGTATACCCCGAACGGTGGAAAGATATCATCATCCTAGGCAATAAGTAGACCCCTCTGAGTGTCTCTGAAGCGTCTCTGAGTGTGCTTCTGAGTGTATACACGGAGAATTAAAAAAGGTATAAAAAAACATATATTTGTGTTTTATACAAAGTGTTACTTAGTCCAATAAATGTGCTCTGGTGATGTCAGTAAAGCGAGCGTACCATGGACCACGCAGGTTGTCAAGTACCAGGGCACATATATCCACAAAGTATAACAAATCATTCTGAGACACACTGATAACCACTGAGACACATTGCAGACCTGCCAGTATCATGGTATAATATGCAGGTAGGCAACAGCAACCCACTCCAAATCACACGGCAGTTATGTAACACAACTCGATGACAATCTGAGGCACTCTGAGTATCACTGAGCGGGAGCAACATTGTGGTCACTGAGTATCACTGAGCAGCGACAGTTGTTCGGTGTTTTGTGTTGTTATTATGCGGTTTAAATGCGATGGGTCCTTCTAACCTACAACGAACCAAATTCGAGATCGATATATCAAGCAAATAAAAAAAAATTTTGATATATAAAAATGACTCACAGGTTCGCGTAATGGAAAAAAAATCTCACAGAATTCTAACCACTATAAGGTTCGACCCCGTTTCTGATGAGTATGTCGTGAGTCTGCCCGAATCTTTCTGCAACGAGTTAGATTGGTATGAGGGCACCGAAATCACTATGAATCTAGATGTCGATGGAATCTTCCTTGAAGAGGAGTATGATGAAGAATGAAACAATCTTCCATGTTTATGATGGAGATGAGTGCATCTTCGCAAACCTCAGTGTAGACGAATTTAAAAAGAAAATACTCAACAGCGAAATCGACCTGACAGAACACGAAGTCGAAATGGTAAAAGGAGTTGTTGACAACGAAGCGTCCTATTGACGCTGACTATATAAACTGTTAGAATGATGAAGCGTAATTAATCATTATGGCTAAAGGATTTACTGTAAAAGCAAAAGCGCCCCAAGCAAAAGACAAAGAACCTGAATGGGACTATGATGCTGCCCGCGAAATGCTGAAGGGGAAAGCAATTGTCTTCTGCCTTCCTGGTCGGGGTTGCTCATATCAATTCATGAAGTCTTTCTTGCAACTGAGTTTCGACTTGGTTCAGATGGGCGCAAGTATTCAGATCTCTCAAGACTACAGCAGCATGGTGAACTTCGCCCGCTGTAAGTGTTTGGGTGCTAATGTACTCCGTGGTCCCGATCAGATTCCCTGGGACGGCAAACTGAAGTACGACTACCAACTGTGGATCGACTCGGATATTGTTTTCAATACTGAGAAGTTCCTGCAACTCGTTCTGATGGACAAGGACATTGCTGCTGGTTGGTACATGACCGAGGATGGTCGCACCACCTCTGTTGCTCACTGGTTGGATGAAGGTGACTTCCGTAACAACGGCGGCGTCATGAACCACGAGACTGGCGAGACCATGACCAAGCGTAAGAAACCCTTCACGGTTGACTACACTGGTTTCGGATGGGTGCTCATTAAGAACGGCGTCTTCGAGCACAAGGAAATGAAGTATCCTTGGTTTGCTCCCAAGATGCAAGTCTTTGAGTCTGGCGATGTTCAAGACATGTGTGGAGAGGATGTGAGTTTCTGTCTCGATGCTATCGAAGCAGGATTTGAGATTTGGTGTGATCCCCGTATCAGGGTTGGTCACGAGAAGACTCGGGTTATCTGATGAACGATGACAGTCTACACGATATATGTCAATGGTGCTGAGAGGCACACCGATGTAAGTGAAGACGAGTTCTTTGATATAATGGATGAGTACTCGTATTCTTTCTATATGACGGGTACTCCCCATCCAGACGATATTTCACATGTAATGAAGGAGATTGATGGCTAAGATCAAAAAATCGTTGCTCGGAACTAGTTTCATTGAAGCAACTCCCAAAAAAACTCGGCAAGGTAACGGAAAGCATTCCAAACTTAGCGCGACGAGCGCGAACGCTGCTCGTAAACGGTATCGTGGACAAGGTAAAAAATGAGTCAGTTAATCATCAATCTACCATCCCAAAAGGTCTGGGTTCGTAAAGAATACCTTAGAGATCTCAAAGATGGATTTGGTGAGTTTGTGGAGGGCGTCTGGGTATCGTGTAAATCGATCCCTGGACGCGCTTTTTATTTTGAGACATACTTACCTGAGTATGGAGCAATGTTCGACAAACTCCCAATCTCTGCATTTTTGTCGCGCCCCGAAACGCCGACGCCCGATCTGGACCTCCCTAACCTCCAGTTCTGGAACTGCATGGACTATGGCGTCAGATGCCTCCAGAAGCAGTTTATCGGGTCAATGGACTTCGAGGTACGCACACGCAATTTCGGGTCTCTCAAGGGCGAATACTGCTTCACTCTGGACAATTATCATCCTGATCCAGACACTACAGACTACAATGTAAGTGAGGTGCCTGATGAGCACAAGTCACATAACTGTATTGAATTGGAAAACGGTCAATTCTGTTTGTATCCCAATAACAGAACACGCATCTATGACCTGTCAATTACACCAGAGAACCCGAAGACACCTGACTTTAAGGTAAGCACACATTACTTCCAAGTAGAGAATGGTGTACGATGGGGACGATTAGGTGATACTGACGAATATTTCTGGGAGACTGAAGAAGAAAGGTCACAATAAATAAATTTTAGGGATAGCAACCCCTTTAAAAGTTCTATTTTAGGACTTTTGGAGGTTTCCAATGGCTAATCATCCTGTTCCTGATCATGACAAAGAGTATATGAAAGAGCAACACGGCACCGAATACCTTATTACAGACCCCGCATCGGACAAAATTCTCCGAGAAGTGGTCGGTGATGATAAGAATGACCGCAAAAAACCCTCTTTGCTACATGAGGAGAGCGAGAAGCCCTATAAATAATCTCGATATATAGTGTCATTTCATGCCTGAAACCAACTCACGGGCGTTTCAGGACATTAATTTGTCCTTCAAAGCACATCCTGTTACTGGAGATATTCAAGTTCTCAAGAATGAGAATGCGATCAAGCGTGCTGTAAGGAATTTGATTCAAACAATTGGAGGAGAGAGACCATTTCAGGACTCTCTTGGCACTGATGTAACAAGTTCGCTGTTCGATTTCGTCGATTTTGGTACAGCGAACTTAATTTCTCAGCAAATTTTTGATGTTTTGAGGAATTTTGAAGGTAGGATAGCAAATACTAAGGTGGTTGTCAACCCACAACCCGATGATAATGCATTTGATATCTTAATTACCTATGATATTGTTGGTGATGATTTCCCTCGACAGACATTTGAGTTTGTTTTAGAACCAACTAGGTAAAAAAATGCCATCTTTCAAGTATACAAACCTAAATTTTGATCAAATTAAGAGTTCGATCAAGGATTATTTGAGGTCTAACTCGGATTTTTCCGATTTTGACTTTGAAGGATCGAATATGTCGATCTTAATTGATGTTTTGGCGTACAATACTTACTTGACGGCATTCAATAGCAACATGGTTGCTAACGAATCCTTCCTAGATTCGGCAACTTTAAGAGAAAATGTCGTTTCTCTTGCAAGAAATATCGGATATGTCCCCAGATCGCGTAAAGCAGCACAAGCGATCGTTGATTTTCCGTTCAAATTCAATGGAAATAGCACAACTGTCACTCTGAAGAAGGGTTTGGTGGCAGTTGGTGGCGTAGAAAACACATCTTTTGTCTTTTCCATCCCCGAAGATGTCACTGTAACGAGTCCAATTGACGCTGGTGGCGTTGCTGGCGCAAATCCTCCGCGTACAGCAACTTTTTCTGGTCTTACTCTTTATCAAGGGACACTTTTAACTAAATCTTGGGTTGTAAATGGCAATAGTGATCAAAGATTTTTGATCGAAAACTCAAATGTTGACATTGATACCCTAAAAGTCGATGTTAGAAAGTCTGGAGCGTCTGCTGGATTGTCATTTTCTAAGGTTGACAACATTATTGCAGTAACAGAGAAGTCAAATATCTTCTTAATCCAAGAAGCACCAAACGAAACCTACGAATTGCTATTTGGCGATGGTCTTTTTGGCACAAAACTAGAAGTTGGTGATACTATTAATATTAGTTACATTGTAACTGACGGTAAATTTGGTAATGAGGGTAAGAATTTCGCATTTTCTGGCGATATTCAAGATGATGCTAATAATTCTATCACATCAACGAATGTAGTTCAAATTACAACAACTCAAACTGCCCGTAATGGGTCCGATATCGAGTCAATTGACTCTATTCGATACTTTGCACCTAGAATGTACTCCGCGCAGAACAGAGCGGTCACACCTAGGGACTACGAGGCGATTATTCAAGACATTTATCCCAACACAGAGTCGGTTTCCGTTGTAGGTGGAGAAGAACTCGACCCTCCAGAGTTTGGAACGGTCGTTTTGAGCATCAAACCTCAAAATGGCACATTTTTGTCTGACTTCACAAAGCAAAATATCATTAACAAACTAAAAAGTTATACTATTGCAGGTATCAATCAAAGAATCGAAGATTTGAAGATTCTTTACATCGAACTTGATGCTAGTGTTTACTATAACAACGCTGTTTTCGACAATGCGCCCGAATTGAAGGCAGAAGTAACACAATCATTGACCGAATACGGCAGATCTACTAATTTGAACAAATTTGGTGGCAGATTTAAATATTCTGAGGCACAAAATATCGTAGATAAGACTAATGAGTCTATTACATCTAATATTATGAAGGTTACAATGCGCCGTGACCTAAAATCTCTTGTAGATCAGGTTGCACAGTATGAATTGTGCTTTGGTAACCAGTTCCACATCTTAACAGGTGGAGGAACTGTTAAATCTACTGGATTTAAGATTGCTGGTGATGATGAAGTTGTATATCTTACTGATGTCCCTCGTGAAGATGGTAGATTTGGCGATATTGCTATTTTTAAACCAGCAAAATTAGAGGGAGACAGCGCAGAGGTTGTTATTAAGTCTGCAGGAACTGTAGATTACATGAAGGGTGAGATTTTGATCAACGCAGTCAAGATTACTGACACTGAAAAGGGTAATGGCATCATTGAGGTGCAAGCATACCCAGAATCTAATGATGTCATCGGTCTTAAGGACATTTACTTAAGCCTCGACCTGTCAAACTCCGAGATAAATATCGTGAGAGACACTATTTCCTCTGGTCAGCAAATCTCTGGCATTGGATATCAAGTAACATCTAGCTACTCCAACGGATCGCTAATTAGACAGTAGGATGATCGAGACAAACTCCCCTTTAAGTCCACGGGTCAAAACTTATCAGGTTATTTCTGAAGTTGTACCCGAATTTGCTGTATCTGAGAACCCTGCGTTTGTTGAGTTCTTAAAACAGTATTATATCTCGCAAGATTATCAAGGCGGTCCTGCTGATATCGCTGAAAATATCGATGCGTACATTAAACTCGATAATCTGACCGTAGATGTAATTAAAGGGCAGACAACTCTTTCTTCAGACATTTCTGCAACTGATGATACGATCAATGTTGTAAGCACAGAGGGATATCCAGAAAAGCATGGTCTTATTAAGATCAATAGTGAGATTATCACCTATGCAGACAAAACTCAAACTTCTTTTTCTGGATGCACCAGGGGATTCAGCGGTATCTCCTCTTATACCGCTCCTAATGATCCTTCCTCTCTAGTTTGGGAACAAACAACTGCCGCAAGTCACTCTAGAAGTGATGTTGTGCAGAATGTTAGTGCTCTTTTCTTAAAAGAGTTTTATAAAAAATTAAAAGCGATGTATGCTCCTGGATTGGAAGGAGTAAACCTCTCACCACAGTTAGATGTCAATAATTTCATCAAAGAAGCAAGAAGTTTATATGAAGCAAAGGGAACAGAAGATTCTTTCAAAATTCTGTTCAAAGCATTGTTTGGAATTACTCCAAAAATCAACGATCTTGAAAAATATCTGATTAAACCGTCATATGCAAATTATGTTCGTAGAAAAACTCTTTCGGTAGAGTTGATTTCGGGAAATCCCTCAAATTTGGTCGGTGAAACCCTTTTTCAGGATAATGACCCTTTAAATGATAATGTCAATGCTGCTTCTGGACCTATTTCGGAAGTTTCCAACATTAGAGACAATTATTTTAAAATTTCTCTGTTTACGGGTTTTGATGAAAGATCTCTTACTGATGGAACCTTCGTAGTCCCTGGTAGAACGAGAAATGTTGGTCAAGTTGGACTTGGTGCGTCTGTTATTACAGTAGATTCTACGATTGGTTTCTCTAGCACTGGTACGCTTAATATTGGCGACCCAAATGACTCCTATTATCAAACTTTAACATATACGACTAAAAGCATCAACCAATTCTTTGATGTAAATCCGTCAATTGCAACATCTATCCCAAACAACACAAAAATCTCTGCACCCATCGTTGTTTATGGTTATGAGGGCGGAGATTCTACCAAAAAGGTAGAAATGAGAATTACTGGGGTTTTAGATGAGTTTTTGACAAATCAAAAACTCCAAAATCTTGATTCAACCTCATCTATCAAGATTCGCAACCTTGGTCGTCTTATTTCTAATCCTCCAGAGAATAAGTCATATGATCAGATCTTTTATAACTCCTGGGTATACAATACTTCCGCAAGATATCTTGTAGACACTTTTGCTGGTTCTAGTTTTGTATTGCTTGGCACTGTTGATAAAAGTTCTCTTAGAGAAGGTGATGACATTCAAATTGTTGGCAGAAATTCAGAGTTAGTATATGCTTCTGGATTGAAAGTTGCTTCTATCAATGCTTCAACTAATACAATTACAATATCGGGATCAATCCCAACTTTGAACTCAAGTCTTAACTATGATATTAGAAGAGTTCAAAATAAAGCAAATTCTTCTATTGTTCCGATCAGAGGTGGTCAAGATCAACTTTTATCGGACATCAATAACACTTACATTGTAACTGAGAACGAATCTGATAGTGGAAAGAGAGAAGCATATGTTGCATCTAGTTCTCTCCCAAGTTATCTAATCTCTAGTGATAAAATCAGATCTACTCTGGTAAATCCTACTGCTGCTTTAGGAAACTTTGACAACTACAACAGTGTAGAAGCTGCCTATTCTGTTGTTGCATTTACAAATGATGTTCCATTCAGAACTGGTGATGAAATTACATATGTTCCTAATGGAGAACCCATTGCTGGTTTGACTGCGGGAAATTATTTTGTAAAGGTTTTGAGTCCTGCTAACAGAATTGAACTTTATACTTCTAGAGCGTTCATCAAAGCAAACTTACCCAATTATTTTAACCCGCCGACAACTGCAGGAACTCATGACTTTATTTTGAGTTCTCAGGGAACAAGAAATATTTTCCCATCTAGACCAATTCGTAGATTTATTCTTGAGCAAGATCTTAAGAGTGGAAAAGAAGCACAAACCACATCAGAAAGAACTTCTGATGGTAACACTGGTATGTTGGTTAATGGTCTAGAGATCCTTAATTACAAGGGTGAAGACCAAGTATATTTTGGACCACTTCAAAAAATTAATATTTTAACTAGTGGGGATGACTTTGATGTAATGAATCCTCCCCAGATCATAATTAATGATCCATTGGTCAGTGCGGCAAATACCGCTGCAGCAGTACTGTCCGCAGAAGGAACTTTTAAAGATATCTATATTGACCCAGTTACATTCGATATTGATAAAGTTGTTAGTGTTGATATCTTTGGTGGTAACGGGTCTGGAGCGAGAGGTAGAGGTCTTACTGAGGAAAGATACAGAGAGATCTCATTCAGCGGCGTCAGCACCCTTACTGGTGGTGCTGTAGAGGCAGCAAACGATCTATTCTCATTTAATTCTAATCATAACCTGGTAACAGGGGATAGAATTGTATACAATAACAATGGTAACGCTAATTTAGGAATTGCCACCACTGGTTCTTCTAAAGATGCTCTTACCCTGATGAGTGGGCAAGATTATTATATTGGAGTAGAAGATCAAGATTCTGTTAGACTGCATTTTTCAAAACAAGACGCAGTTCTCGGTATCAACACTATTACCATTAGTGAAGACGCTGCAGCATTAAACAGTGGTCTTCATATCTTCAGAACTTTTGAGAAGAAGACAGTTATTTCTAGAATTGTCTTAGAATCTCCTGGAGAAAGGTATAGGTCCAGAAATCTTATTGTTAAACCAACTGGAATTAATACATTTAGAGATTATGTGTATTTTGAAGGTCACGGATTTGAAGATGGTGAAGTTGTAAATTACTCTTTTGATACTACTGGAGTTACTGGATTAAGTAGCACAAAACAGTATCAAATCTTAAAATTAGACGATAATGCATTCCGTCTTGCAGAGGCAGGCAATAAAGGAGATGCTGCTGTATCTGGAAATGATTATACAAATAGAATTCATGCATTCTTAGATTCTACTGGTAGTGGATATCAGAGATTCTCTTATCCAGAAATTCAAGTTAAAGTTACTGTTCTCACAGAGGATCAGAAAGAACAAACTCTTACAGCAACGCCTGTTGTAAGAGGAAAAATCACTGATGCCCTTTTATATGAATCTGGAGCAAACTACGGTTCCACCATTATTAATTTTGTCAATGCACCGACAATCTCTGTCCCTAGAGGAAAACTGGGTCAGATTGGCATCATTATTTCTAATGGAAGAATTATTTCTGCTTTCATTCAAAATGGTGGTACTGGATACTCTGGTCCACCAGATATTGTTGTTGGTAGCGCAAACACAGAAGCATTTGGTGCCATCCTCAGAGCAGAGGTATCAAACGGTGCAATTAGTGCAGTTAAAGTAATTTCTGGTGGCGTTGGATACGCTCAGACAAATACCACCCTTAATATTCTTCCTGTTGGCACAAACATCAGACTGCAAGCTGCTCTCAGACCTCTTGTAGTCAATAAGTCATTTGGTCTCGATGAGGATGAATTAGATTATCTTTCTCCTCTGGGTGATGGTGTCGCTGTTAACTACATTGGTTATGGCAACTCTATTAGAAATTTCTTTAATGACGATGGTTCTAGTCATTCTCCTATCATTGGATGGGCGTATGATGGAAATCCAATCTATGGTCCATATGGTTTAGAAGATCCCGATAATATTCAATCTGATGTTCAACTTCAAACATCAAGTTATGCGATTAATTCTAGTAATATTGTCAATAGACCTCCTACAGGAGAGTTTCCATATGGATCTTTAGTAGAAGATTATAGTTACAACGGATCAGGGACTCTTGATGAGCATAATGGCAGATTTACAAAAACTCCAGATTTCCCCAATGGAATATATGCATATTTTGCAACTGTTGATATTTTAAACAAACCAGTATTCCCTTACTTTGTTGGAGATACTTACAGAAGTTCTTCTATCCCTGAGAATACTGTTAGAGGTCTTGTAATCGATCAAACTAACTTTAATTTTGAAAAGTCTAATCTTGTAAGAAATACTTTCCCGTATAATATTTTTGGTGACGGAAAAACATATGAGTATGTTTTCCAACCTTATCTAACAAATAACCAAGAGTCTCTTCCAGATGTTCTCGGTATTGGTTCTATTACTGATATTACAGTTAAGACTAGGGGTGATGGTTATTCCGTAGGAGACAGTGTTGTCTTCGATGAGTCGAATACGAATGGTGGTGGATTAAGCGCAGAGGTTCAGAAAATTTATGGTAAAGATGTCAATAAGGTAACCAGCGAAACCACAAGATTCTTGGATGTTCCCTTCAAGGTCGTTAGAGAGGGTGTCAAGTTTAGAGTTGATCCTTTCCATGAATTCAAAGAAAACGAATTCGTTAAAGTAAGCGGGGCTTCTACTTATATTGAAGGTCTTCAAGGTTTCCATAAAATCGCTCTACCAACATATTCAGGGAATCTGAATGATAATGGTTACACTGGTATCATCACAGATCTCAAAGTTACTGTTGTTCCACCTAATGTATCCGCTGGTGACTCTATTGGCATTGGCACGGAGACAATGCGTATTATCAACGCATTCCCTTCGGAAAAGATTGTAAGAGTTGAAAGATATGCTGGATTTACCACAGCAGCAACTGGAGCTGCTGTAACTTACTTTACTAGCGAGTTTACAATCCCGATTTCTGATTTAACTCCTGTTGATTCGGAGTTTCAGCAACTTTACTATTTTAACCCTAAAGAAGCAGTTGGTGTTGGCACTACTGTAGGTTTCTCTACATCAGTTAGCGTATCTCTCAATGGAGTAACCAAAACCAGATCAATTCTTTCCAAGTCTATCTACATTGGTCAACATGATCTGAAAACTAATGATATCATTACTTTCAACAAAAATGGAAATGCTGATCTGTTTGCTACACGATCAGTAGATCCATATGTCGCTCCTAGCGCCCTTACAGGCGATTTCTATGTGGTTAGAAAGACATCTACCACAATTGGTCTTAAGACGACTCCAGACACCGCAGAACTGTTCTTTACGAACACTGGTGATGATAAGGCAAACTACTATTTTGAGACAAATTATAGTCAAGAGATAGCAGATATTGAAAAGAGTGATCTGACTGTAGAAACTGCAGTAGAACATAATTTGTCTAAAGGAGATCAGTTCTCCTTAGTGGTTCAACCTGGTCTTAGCACTGGTATTGGGACATCTACTTCTGCCAGAGTTCAACTGTTGGATGGTAATGTAATTATCAATCCACTCCAACTCCCCACATCTGGTGTAAACACCACTACTAACACATTTACGATTGAAGATCATGCTTTAGAAACTGGATTCAAAATTTTAGCGTATGGTACTAATGGTGTTGGTTCTAGTCTGCCAAGTGGTCTTGAGCAAAGAACTTATTTTGTTCTAAAGGTAGATAATGACAATTTCCAATTAGCAGATTCAAAAGTACAGTTATTCAAAGATCCTCCAGAGGTTGTTAGCGTAGCATCGACTGGTTTTGTTGGACAAACTATCAATCCAATCAACCCTCCGATCAAGGTAACTAGAAACAATAATATTGTCTTTGATCTGAATCACACATCTTTATCTGGATCTGAGTTAAAGATTTTCTATGATAACAACTATTTTAATGAGTTTGTCGGTAGTGGAACTACAGCAAATCTCGAAGTAGTTGGTTTTGGGACAGTTGGTATTGGAACTACTCTTGCCTCTGCTACTCCGACTAAGACAATTAATTACAATAAGTCTTTTAGCGGCGAATTGTATTATGGTGTTGAAAAAGGTGGATATATGTCCACCTCAGACACAGAGGTTGTTGGATATAACAAAATCTCTTTTGTAAAGAGCAGATACACTGGATCTTATAAAGTTAGTGGAATTGGTTCAACTACATTTACTGCAACATTAACGACAGAACCAGAAAAGGCATCATACATCTCCACCGATTGTGATGAGTTGTACTATACAACAACTTCGATTGGAGCGACGGGTGGTCTTGCGAAAATTAGAGTTATTAACAATGGTATTGGATATGATGCATTCCCAGCGGTAACATCCATTGGAAATAGTGGTATTAGCGGAGAATTGGTTCTTTCTGGTGATGATGTAAACTTACTGGAAAGTCTTACCGTACCAACTGATGTTTACGGATATCCATCTGATAATACTTTGAAACCAGATGCGTTCCTTCCCAGAGTTGTCAGGATTAAGAATGCAAATAAAGTTATTGAGGCAGAAGTAACATTTGGTGGTAAGTCGTATCTGAATGCTCCTTCTCTGTCACTGTTTGATAAATCTACTGGAGAAATTATTCAGAATGGTCTTATTACTTGTGATTTGAGTGATTCTGCGGTAAACACAGTAAAAGTTGTAGTTGAACCAAGAGGACTCACTGGTAATGATTATGGACTTGCTCCATTAAGAAACAGCAATGGTATTTCTATTATCGAAGCATTCTCCGATGTAGGTTTCCTTACCTGTAAGATTACAACACCTATTTTGGGATATGTTGACGAACCATTTACAACTGGAGAGTCTGTATTCGTTGAGGGTATTGAATTTAACGGTGATGGTGATGGATTTAATGGTGGAGATTATAAGTTTGTAAACTTCACTATTGCAGATTACAACACTGCGGTCAACCCCAGAGAAGTAACTTTTGCATATGCTGGTCTTACTAATAACACAGGAACTGGTGCAACTGTAACTCCTGGATTTGGTCAGATTGTCAAGGCAGGCAATCTTGCACAATTTACGGTGACTAAGAAGTTCTCCGACTTTGCTAAGAACGAACCTCTTAGAAGAAACAATGATCTTGAAACAGATCTCATTTTAAGATCTATTAATACCAGCACAGGTATTATGGTTATTGAAGGGTCTAGACCCCTAGAAGCAGATGATCTTCTTGTAGGTACAAACAGCGGTGACCGCTGCGAAGTTGATATTGTCAGAGAATTTGACGGATATTTTGATATCAATTCAAACATTGAAACTAACATTGGTTGGTCTGACAATATTGGTCTTATCGGTGATAACAATCAATACCTGCCAGATAATGATTATTATCAAAACATGTCTTATGCCATTGAGAGCGATAAGACATATGAAGAACTGATTAACTATGTTAATGATATTGTTCACCCTGCTGGGATGAAAAACTTCGCCAATACACAGATCTTGTCTGTTGGTGATGCTGGTGAGAGCACTCAACCTGCAGACGATGCTGGTGGATTTGTTCTTGATTTTGTTAGCGATCCGTTGAGGGTTGATGCGATTTATGGATTTGACCTTTCTAGAGATGTTAACTCTGCTGACAATGTTTCAAAATTCTTAGAACTTCAGTCAACTAGACTTGCTGACTACATTCTCAATAAAACAAATAGAGTTCTTCAGCATGATGATATCAGTCCCAAATTCGTTAGTAATGAATCTAATGATTTGAGTGATGATAGAACTATTGCTGCCGCTGTTGGTGGTAGAAACTTTGCGAGATATCTGATCCAGACTACACATGATGCTGAGAATCCTCTCAATAACCAATATCAACAAAATGAGGTCATTCTTGTCACAGTAAATGAAAATACTTATTTACTACAAAAGTCCCACCTCAACAATACCAACAATGTTGGTTTGGCAACTGGTTACGCAGAATTCTTCTCGTTCTTTAATGCACAGGACAATCAAACAGAAGTAAGAATCAAACCTTACGAGACATTTGATACTGACTATGACATTAAAGCATTCCAGCAAGGATTTGCGTCTGATGTTGGCATCGGATCCACAAACCTTGGCAATACTGTCAACTCCTCCTTCAATGTCACCGTAGGTTCAGGCACTACTACGGAAGTATGTGGTTTTAGCACAACAACCTTCGTTGGAGGCATTGGTCATTTTGTTGTTGTAGATACTGCTGATAACAAGATTGATTATGTTGAGTTAGCGCTACAACATGATGGAGTAGATACTTATTTGACAGAACTAGCATCGTTTAACACTAGACAGTCTGTTGGTGGTATTTCTGGTCCCACATTTATGGGAACATTTACATCTGCCATTGAAAGCGGTGTAGTTAAAATCAATTATATCCATGACGAACCAATCCCTCTCTCGATTAGATCTAAGTTTGTATCGTTTGAGAATGTTGGACTTGGCACTACTAGCGTAAAACATCTGAACCTCGAATTTACCCCAGAGGGAACAGAAAGAACTGCTAGAGTAGTTGTCGGTGCTTCTGCTACTACAGGTATTTCTACCGTTGTTGGAGTCACTACAAATATTGATCTTTCCTTCAAGACAACTGCACATGTGTCTATTGGTGAGACTCAAACGATGCACCAAATTTATGTTTTAAGTGATCCTGAAAAAGCAGATACTTACCTTACTCAAGGACCTATTGCTGCGGTTGGAACAACTACAGGTGTAGGTACATTTGGTGCTGAGTATAGAGGAAATCAAGTTGTTCTTGAATTCTTCCCTGATGCTAGTGTATCTGGCATGGTAAGCATCTTCTCTTACAATGAAATTCTTTATAAAGATCTTGATTCTAACGGCACTCTGGCAGGTATTGGTTCATTTGACTATGGAAAGGTATTTGAGAATGTAACTCAAAACACATATCTCGGTATCAACAATAGAAATATCAGAACCTTTGATCTTACTTACAAAGGAACTCCAATTTATGAGAGAAATCTCAACCCACAAAACCCCAACCAAATCAACTTTGGTGACGGTTTAATCAGTTTCAAACACTTCTTCTCTAATGCTGAAGAAGTTACTTATACACCAGGTTCTAACATTGTTGGTGTTGCTGCAAGTGCTCTGCAATATGTCACTGGATATGGTCACACATCTCTACCTAGCACTGTATACATTATTAAAAATAACAACAACCAATTCTACATCTCTACTACTCTTACAGATGCTAGACAAGGTATTGCCGTAACATTCCAACCTGGAACCTCTGCTGGCAACCAGCATAGATTCACAATGAATAAGAGGGATGAGAAAACGATCATTTCTCTCAGTGGCATTGTTCAAAAACCGATTTCCTTTACAAGTATCATCTACGATCTTGATGTAGCAGTCAATGGTATTGTTACTGCCTTTGCTCTTAGTGGTCTTAGCACCGTTACATCTGGTGATTTGCTTAAGATTGAGGATGAATATTCTATTGTCAAAACTGTCGGTTTTGCTACTACTTCTACTGGTCCTATTACAGGCATCGGTACTTGGAGTATTGTAGAGGTCGAACGGGGTGCAGTTGGATCTGCAGCAACTGATCATGCTGCAGGCGAAGTAGCAAGAATCCATAGAGGATCTTTCCAGATTCTGAATAGTCAAGTTCACTTTACTGAAGCACCTCTTGGTGGTGACTTAGGTATCATTGACCCAAGTAACTTGCCGTATCCCAGAGCATCCTTTGGTGGTAGAACATATCTGAGGAATGATTATGCAACAAACGAATTGTTTGATGATTTCTCTGATAAATTTGATGGTCTTGAAAATACTTTTGACTTGACTGCTACTGGTGCTGCTGTAACTGGTATTGGTTCTACGGGCGGTAATGGTGTTCTGTTCATCAATGGTATCTTCCAAGCACCATTTGGTGAAAACAACGAAGGCGTTTCTAACTTCAAGATTCTTGAGGATCCTGTTTCTACTGCTGCCAGTGTCCAGTTTACGGGTATCACCTCAGTTGGATTTACGGATCTAATTATTGATGAGGATGATATTAACCAAAACCAGTTACCAAGAGGCGGCATCATTGTTTCTGCTGCTTCTACTCCTGGTAGAGGATATGCTCCATTCAATGGTGCATCAGTCAAAGTCAATGTAAACACTGCAGGAACAATCACTGAGATTGTTGGTGTATCTACTACAGGTATCTTTGTTAACATTGAAGATGCCGCTTATGATAATAAGACTGGCATTATGACAGTCACAACTACTGGTAACCATACTCTTGTACTTGAAGATCAAGTCAAGTTAGTTGGTCTTGAGTTTACCTGTCCTAAGAATCCTGTGGGAACACCCAATGGATTTACTTATGACCCTTCTACTGGTATCTCTACCATTTCATTCGCAACACCTCACGGACTTGTAAATGGTGATGCAATTTCTATTGAAGCGAACAGCATTACATTTACATGTACACAGGGTCCTGGCAATCATACCTATCCTCGTGTAACTGATCCTGCATACAACCAGTATCTTACCATTTCTGGGGTAACTGCAAATTCATTTAAAGTTAATGTTGGAACTGGTGGTACAGGTACATCTCCACACACTTTTGTTAGTGCTGCTACGGATGCTATCAGAACTCTGAACTATCAGGGTATTACCACTACAACATTCCCAGATCATGATGATCCGTTCTCTGTTGTTGGTATTACATCTGCAAGAACATTCAAGGTACAGGTCGGTGCATCTACTATTCCACACACTTATGTAAGTGGCGGTACTGCTGCTCAGTTCTTCCCACTGACATTTGGTTCTGGATACAATACCAATCTTGGAACAATTGGTATCGCTATCACTGATGTTGCATTTGAGCACAGATTTGCATCTGCTGGTATCAATTCTATCTTTGACAACACTGGTACAACATATACTGCAACTGGCGGTAGTTACATCTCCACTAGCGGTCAACTGACCTTAACTATCAATGGTCATGGTCTTACTACTAGCAACACTCTTGGTATTGATACTGGATCTATCGGATTCACTTGTGATAGTGACAACTTCTTGAGCGTCAATCTTTATCCTAGAGCAACTGATCCTGTTGCTGGTATTCTTACTGCTATCACTGAGGTGACTACAAATACAGTAACAGTATTTGTTGGTCCTGGTGGTGGCGCTGGAACTGGTGCAGATGTCTCTGCAGTTGTTGGTGCTGGCGGTAGTCTTGTCTTTACCATCAACGATGGTGGTGTTGGTTATGTAAATGCACACGCAAATCCACCAGAACCAAATGGAGAAAATCTTCCCATCGTAGGCGTATCCAGAATCGGTCTGGGTAATACAACCGTCACTGGCGTTGGTTGCTCAGTATCCGTTCAAATTGCTGGTGTGTCTACGGCAACAGGCATTGGATCCACTTACTTTGAGGTTTCTGACTTTGAATTCTCTAAGAAGGGTTATGGATTTAAGCGTGGTGATAAGTTCACTGTAACTGGTCTCTCTACAGATCCTTCTGCTGGAGATGACTTCCAACAGTTTGAACTTGAGGTTATTGATGTATTCACTGATCAGGTATCCTCCTGGCAGTTTGGTAACATTGACTACCTCGATAACATCAAGAGATTCCAAAATGGAAACCAGAAGAGATTTATTCTTGAGTATCAAAGATCTATTGTCAGTTTCGAGATTGACAGAAATGATCAAGACTCTAAAGAAATTGATCTTGGTTCAGTTCTCTTGATATTCATCAATGGTGTTATTCAAGAACCTGGAGTTCACTATACATTTGATGGTGGTTCCGTAATTGAATTTACAACTGCTCCTACTAGAGAAGACAATGTTGTTATCTTCTTCTACAGAGGAACCATTGGACAGGATAGTTTCCTGTTCGATGTTAACGAGATCATCAAAGTTGGTGATACTGTCAAACTGGAGAAGAGTACTGAAGTAGAACTTAATAGAGTAGATAAAAACGCCGCTAACTTTGCTCAGAGTGAAGATAGAATTGTTAAGAGAATTGACAGTGCTGCTACTGTTGAGACTGCATTCTATCAAGGTGTTGGTATTAGTAATGACAATTACAAACCACTTAACTGGATCAAGCAGAAGAAAGACATTCTGATTGATGGTTCTCTTGTATCTAAAGCAAGAGATTCTATTGAAGCACAGATCAATCCAGTAGCAAATGTAATTGGTGTTGTAAGTACAACTGATGCATTCGTATATGTTGATTCCACAGCATTGTTTACTGATACTGATGGATTATTATCTGCCACATTTGGTCTTGCTTATGTTGCTGAAGTTGGATTTGGAACAACCGCAGTTTATGGTGTTAACTATGAAAACATGAGTGGTATTGAACCATTAGTTGCAAATGTCCAGGGTTTCATTGGAGTTGTTACTGGTATCAGCACGGTTCCTGGAATTGGTACGGATCTTGCACTCCAAATTCAGTTTGATGTTCAAGAGTATGTTAACAATGGCAATGATCCCACTGGGTTACAAACTGGACAACCATTCAGACTTTATGGGTCTGGAATCAACACTGCTGGTGTTGCTTTGACCAGTATTGATACTCATGACACCGATATTGTTGCAATCAGTACATATAACGGCGACAACATTTATTACACCCATGGTATTTCTTTCGTACCTGGAAGTGGAAGTCGTCTTGGTATTATCACCACAAACATTGCTTCTTATACTGATGTAAGTGATTTTGTTGGCGTCGGTTCTACCGCTGGTCCTAATTGCCACTTCACATGGGGCAAGTTTAGCGGTCTCACTAGAGACGGTTCAAACCCCGTATATGCCAATCTTAAGGGTCTTAATTTTGACCCACAATTGAGCAACTATCCTATTGTTCAAAGGCGTGGAGTTGGTTTAAGAGGCACTGGGGGTCTACCGAAGCTGTTATAAATACAAAAAAGTTAGACCCTCCGCCCGCTTATAATAATGGCAGCCATTATCACCGACCAATTTAGGGTTATTAATGCAAATAATTTTGTAGACTCTGTAATTGACGGTACTAATTCTTATTTTACTTTTTTAAGTCTCGCCAATCCAACCATTACTGGTTATGGAAGGACGAGTACATGGAATAGTACCACGGTTCAACCACCGTCCCCGATTGACAACATCAGTTATGTCAATCATGTTTATGATACGATGCTTTTCGGGCGGAAAGTGTTGCCTGGTGATGTTAGGAGACTGATCCGCAAAGTACAGTGGACAAAAGGTACATCATATGACATGTATCGTCATGACTATGATACAAATAATAGATCTCTAGTTTCTAACTCTAGTAGATTGTATTCATCCAACTACTATGTGATGAATAAGGACTTTAGAGTCTATATTTGTATTGATAATGGATCAGCAGGTATTACATCTACCGCTAATGCATCTCTCGATGAACCAACATTTACTGATTTGGAACCATCCGCTGCTGGGACGAGTGGTGACGGCTATCTATGGAAATACCTCTTTACTGTTCCTCCCGCAGATATCGTCAAATTCGACTCAACCGAATATGTAGCTGTACCTAACTCGTGGACATCTTCTACAGAAAATGAAATTAAAGTTGTTAGGGATAATGGTGACTCAACAGTAAACAATAATCAAATCAAGGTTGTTTCTATTGACGAACAGGGTGAAGGTTATTCTTTCCTTTCCAATCCTGTAGAACTTGATATCCTCGGTGATGGTACGGGTGGTAAAGTACGGGTACAGACAAATACGAACGGACAGATTATTTCTGCAACCGTAACTGCTGGTGGTCAAGGTTATAGTTTTGGTAGAGTTGATCTTTCCTCCATCAATGCTGCTGCTACTAAGTTTGCGAGATTGACTCCAATCATTCCTCCCTCTAGAGGACATGGTTTTGACTTATATAAAGAACTAGGAACTGATAAGGTCTTGATTTATTCTAGATTTGATAGTTCTTCATATGACTTCATCTCAGATACGACATTTGCTCAAATTGGTGTTCTCAAAAACCCAATTGCAGCAGGTGCTGGATCTACTGCTGTATTGAATACATCAGAATATTCTTCTACTAAGTCAATTAAGTTTACTGGTAATACTACACAATCTCTAGCAATTGGTGCAGAGATTAAGCAAGATATTACTGGTATTGGCACGGCAAAAGGATATGTCGCATCTTATGACATTAGCACTAGAGTGATTAAATACTTCCAAGACAGAAATCTCTATTTGAACCCCGTCTTTTACGATGCGACAGATAGTCTTGGTGTGGGGGGAGATGCCAAAGTGCTTGAATTTAGTTCTTCTGGCAATGCTGTAACTGGTCCTAGTGGTTTTAGTGTAAACATCGATTCTGGTTTTTCTGGTATCTCAACCACTACGCCTGCAGGTAAAGTTGTGGATCTTGGCGTACAATTCACTAATGGTCTTGCTGGTGCAGAAATAAATAAAAGGACTGGTGAGATTATCTACCTTGATAATAGACCTTCTATTACCAGGAATGAGCGTCAAAAAGAAGACATCAAAATCGTTTTAGAATTCTAAGAAGATGCCACAACAGACTAACCTAAATGTCAGCCCTTATTACGACGATTTTGATTCGGATAAGGGATATCATCGCGTCCTGTTCAAACCAGGATTTCCCGTACAGGCTAGAGAACTTTCTACCCTACAGTCTATCCTGCAAAATCAGGTAGAGACATTTGGTAGTCATATCTTCAAAGAAGGATCTATTGTTATTCCTGGATCCATCACATTTGATGGTCAGTATTATGCTGTCCAAGTCAATCCCACTCACTTAGGTGTAGATATTGGCGTATATGCTGATAAGGTAATTGGTAAAACAATTAAGGGTCAAACAACTGAGGTAACTGCAAAGGTTATCAATTTTATCAGCGCATCAGAGTCCGATAACGATTTTGACACATTCTTTGTAAAATATATTAACTCCTCCACAACTGGAGATTTTAATTTCTTTGACCCCTCAGAAATTCTTGTTACTGAGGAGTCATTTACATATGGCGGTACAACTATTAATGCTGGCGGCACTTTTGCTTCTACTATTGATTTAGATCCATGTAGTATTGGTTCTGCCGCTTCCGTTGATGAAGGCATTTATTTTATTAGAGGTAACTTTGTAAGGGTCCTCAAGCAAACAATTATCCTTGATCAATACAACTCACAACCATCTTTTAGAGTTGGTCTTAGAGTTCTTGAGAGCACAATCTCAGCAAAAGCAGACAACAGTCTCTATGATAACGCAAAAGGTTTTAGTAATTTTGCTGCTCCTGGCGCTGACAGACTTCAAATCTCTCTGGTTCTTGATAAGAAACCTGTAGAAGATTTTGATGACACAGACTTCGTAGAAGTCATGCGTGTTGATAATGGTGAAGTCCTTTCTATCAAGAGAGAAACAGAATATTCTAAAATTAGAGATTATCTTGCAAAAAGAACTTTTGATGAGTCTGGAGATTATACCGTCAATAAGTTCCTTGTAAATGTAACTGAGTGTTTGAACGACAGACAAGGAAACAACGGAGAGTATTTTTCAGATCAAATAACCTTTGATGGCAACGAACCTAGCGATGATCTTGCATGTCTGAAGATCAGCGCAGGTAAGGCATATATTCATGGATATGATATTACTACTGATGGTCCTACCACATTAGATTTTATCAAACCCAGAGAAACTCAAGAAGTAAAAGATAAGTCATTCCCATTCCAGATGGGAAATAAGTTTGTTGTTAATAATGTATCGGGTATTACCACCCTTACAGATAGTATCGATCTGTTTGGCGGACCTCATGTCAATGGCACAGGTTTAGCAGCTGGTACATCAAATCAGATCGGAAATGCAAAGGTATATAACTTTGGTCTGAAAGATACTAAGTATGAGGATGCTTCTACTGAGTTTGATCTCTATTTGTATGACATCCAAACATATACAGACCTCAAACTAAATGATAATGTAAGTTCTACTGAAGTTATCAAATCTGCATTTATTGTAGGTAAAGAGAGTGGTGCTAACGGATTTACTGTATCTGCTGGCGCAGGTTCTAGCACTATCCAAATCACTCAGGTATCAGGTAACTTCCGTCCTGGCGAGAAAATTCTCATTAATGGTGTTGAAGAACTCTCAAGATCCGTTGAGTCTGTAAAGGCTTATGGTATTAATGATGTATTCTCCTTCGCACAAAGTGGCAACAGCTTTACTGCAAACAAAAAAATTAATGACAGAATTCCTCCTAGATTAGGAACTGGTGAGGTAACTATTGACTTGAGCGGTTCTACTGCTACGGTAACTGCTCCTAGAATCGATAGTTTCCAGAGATTCAAACCTGGTGACATTATTAGATATACTGACAACAAGGGCGGAACACAGACTCAGTTCCAAAATGTTGTATTGAGTATTGCTGCTGATTTGCAGTCAATGACCGTTGGTACTATGACAACGGTAGCAAACTTGTATGATGGTCGTGTTGCTGATTTTACAGGTCCTATCACGATTGCGGCACAAGACACATCTACAGAGAATGCATCTCTGATCACAATCCTTCCAGATCTCAATGTATCTAATGTTGATTTTACTGGATCTACATTGTTCCTTACTGCACAGGTAACCAATGAGTCAACAAATGCTTTGGGTCAATTAGTTGTTCCCATTTCTTCTGTTGATCTTGATGATGTCTCCTTCGCAGCATTTGATGAGGAAAGATATCAAGTTCAATATTCTAACGGCACCATTGGTGTAATTGAAGACAACCAAGTAACAGTATCTCCTACTCAATTAACCATTACTGGTCTCAATGCCTCTCAAACAGGCATGAAGGTAAATGTTACAGTAATCAAGTCAAACATCAAAAATAAAGTAAAAGAATATAAGCGTTGTCAGCAACTCTCTGTTACTAGATCCACAAACAAGTCTTCTGGTACTGACCCAGCGACCAGCGTCGGTGATGGTCTCACACATAGCGAACTGTATGGTCTGAGAGTCCAAGATAGGGATATCTCTCTCAATGAGCCAGACGCAATTGATGTTGTTGCTATCTATGAGTCTTTAGATACTAATCGTCCTGTTTTAGATAAACTCACATTCACATCTACTGATGATGTGTTTACCAGTGCAATCATTGGTGAGAATATCTTTGGATCGACTAGTAAAGCAATTGCAAAAGTTATATCTATCGATGTAGGTAATAGTCAAATTGAAGTAGTTTATTTAACTAATGATAGGTTTGCTATCTTAGAAGCTCTTACATTTGAAGAGTCTAATACAACTGCTGTTCTTCAAGGAGCAACACCTGGAAAATATAGAGACATTACTAGCAGTTATTTGTTAGATAAGGGTCAGAGAGATCAGTATTATGATTACTCTAGAATTGTAAGAAATAGAGGATCATATATTCCTCACAGACAACTTCTGATTATCTACAACAGATATGATATTCCTAGTGGAGATACTGGAGATGTCTTTACTGTCAACAGTTATGATGAAGAAAGATACACTAAGGATGTCCCTCAAATTGGACCTGCTCGTATTGAAGCACATGATGTCCTGGATTTCCGTCCAAGAGTAGAATCTTACAATGTTGGTAGTTCTTCAATTTCACCATTCTTCTACGAGAATAGATCCTTTACTGATAAACCAGATAGAATCTTGACTCCAAATGAGTCAATGACATTTGACTATGATTTCTATCTGCCTAGAATCGATAAACTGATTCTCCTGCCTGATGGCAACTTTGACCTCATGAAGGGCAAACCAGCAAGGCAACCAATCCCTCCTGTCCATAAGGGTATGGGTATGGAGATTGGTACAATTCTTCTCCCTGCATATCTTAGAGAGACTGATGAGGCAAGGGTATATCTGAAGGATAACCGCCGCTACACCATGAGAGATATTGGTGATCTTGCGGATAGAATTGAAAACTTAGAAACAGTTACAAGTCTGAATCTCCTTGAGAAGAGCGCAGAAAGTCTTCAGATCAGAGATGCACAAGGTCTGAATAGATTCAAGTCTGGTTTCTTTGTTGATAACTTTAAGACTTTCGATTTTATGCACCCCAGTTCTCCTTGTGAGATTGATAGGGATCTTGGAGAGTTGCGTCCTCTTAGAGAGTTTGATTCTTCTGTATTACAAGTCGCTGCTGCGTCTAACCTCCCAGTATCGCAAATTGACTACAGCACAAACTTTGCTCTCTTAGACGAGAACAATACACAAAAGACTGGTAATCTTCTCTCTCTGAAATACGAAGAGGTAGTATACATTCAGCAAGAGTTTGCCACGAAGGTAAACAACATCAACCCCTTCCATGTTGTTGCATACACTGGTGAAATCAAACTGAATCCAGCTGTTGATAACTGGATCAATACAAGAGAGACTCAAAATGTTATCCGCAATACTATTGGTATTACGGTCTTCAACAATCAAGTTGCTGCGAACTTCTCTATCTCTAGAGGTGGTTCTCTTGGTGGATCTGCAACGGTAACTACTAGAGAAGTTGGTAGAACTGTTCAGAGAGATGACATTAGATCTGAAAACACTTTTATTGCAGAAGAAACCTTTGATCCATTCTGCCGTTCCAGAAATATTGAATTCCAAGCAATTGGTCTGAAACCGTTTACTAACTTCTATCCATTCTTTGATAATCAAGGTGGTGTTGATATTGTTCCTAAACTGCTTGAGGTTTCCAATGTATCTGGTGCTTTCCAAGCAGGAGAGACTGTAAGAGGAACGATTGGCGGTGCTAATGGAACTAGTTTTGAATTTAGACTCTGTACTCCTAATCATAAGACAGGTCCTTTCAACAATCCAACTACAACATATACAGTCAATCCATACGATCCAACGAGCACTCTCCCAACTGGATATTCTCAGGCATCTACTGTCCTAAACCTTGACACTGTTGCATTGTCTGCACAAGCACAAGGTGCATTCTTCGGATTTGCCCCTACAGGCATGGTCATCAGAGGTCTTACAAGCGGTGCTCAAGCAACTGTTTCTGGTGTCAGATTGGTTTCTGACGACTTTGGTGATCTCACTGGTTCCATCTTCCTGAGAGATCCTAACCAAACTCCTACACCTGCAGTAAGAGTTAGATCTGGTAACAGAGACTTTAGATTGACATCTAGTCAAACTAATGAGAATCCCTTACCAGGATCTACCCTGATTTCTCAAGCTACAGGTCGTTATCTTGCTACTGGAACTACAAGAGTTGTACAAACTGATATCAGAATTACTACTCTTGAAACTACAACGATTACTAATCTCTCTACTATTGACATTAGAGCAACTATTCCCCCGCCGCCTCCACCGCCGCCGCCAGTTGTTATCAACAACACTCGGGTTATCGATAGAACAAGAACTATTGTCAGAAATGTTACCAGAGTTGTAAGAAGAAGACGCAGGCGTCGTACAAGAAGAAGAGACCCGCTGGCACAAACAATTGTGACAGGACCAGAGGGCGCATGGATTACATCTTTAGATGTATTCTTTGCTAAGAAGAACACAGGAACCACTCCTGTGCGTGTAGAAGTTAGAACAGTTGAACTTGGTACTCCCACGCTGTTCTTGATTGATAGAGCTGCTCAGGCAACTGTTCGTCCTGCAGACATTAAAACTTCTACAGATGGTTCTGTGGCAACTAATGTCAAGTTTGAGACACCTTTCTACTTAGATCCAGATACCTCTTACGCTATCGTTCTTCTTTCTGATAGTGATGAGTATGAAGTATTCTGTGGTCAAATGGGTCAAAAGGCATTGAACCAACAGACTCTTCCCTCTGCTAAAGGTAAGATCTACTCTCAGCAGTTTGCTATGGGTTCTCTGTTCAAGTCACAGAACGGTGCAACTTGGACACCATCTCAGTTTGAAGACCTCACATTCAAACTCTACAGAGCAAAGTATACTTCTGACCTGGGTCTGCTTACTTTCTTCAACCCTCCTGTTGAACCTAACAATGGCGTATTGCCTCCGCTTGCGTTTGATCCAATTACTGCTATTCCTAAGAAAGCAAAACTTGGTATCACGACAACCTCTACCGCTGGTCTAATCGGTACTGTCTTTGCCCCTGGTCGTAAGATTAGTCAAAGCACAGAGACATATCGCTTTGGTTATATTGAGGATAAAGGTGGTCCCGTTCTTGGAGTTCCTGGAATTGAAACAGGTGGTTCAAACTATGGTGTACCTACTAATCCCGTTAGCACATACAACATCAGTGGCGATGGTTCTGGATTGACTCTTACTGCTACTGTTGGTATGGGCATCTCTGCTATCACTGGAGTTTCTATTGCTTCATCTGGTAGAGGATATAAAGTTGGTGATGTTGTTGGTATTGTAACTGCCGATACAGGTGGTTCTGGTTCTGGTGTTCGTATTGGTATCAACTCTCTTGGCGGTATTGACACTCTGTATCTGACTAATGTTCAGGCAGAAGAATTTGATACCACAAGTGGTACTGATGTAACTTATCATCATGCATTAGGTTCAGTTATTGATACTGGACTGGATGTGACTTCCTATGATGCCACTGGCAGCATTTACACTGGCGAATACTTCAAGGTCGATCATCGCAACCATGGTATGCATAGTCCCCTGAATAAGGTGATTATCAGTGATGCTGCTTCGGATGTACTACCAACAGAATTGTCTGTTGCACTTGCATCTAACGAGACAACTGTATCTGTTGCCTCTACTGAGCAGTTTGACTTCTTTGAAGGTGCTTTGGTTAGCGCAGCAAACACTGGTTATGCTTTTGTTGGTAGTGAGATTCTCTCTTACACTAGCGTCGGCGTCAGCAGTCTTAGCGGTGTCGTAAGAGGTGTTGATGGAACTAAAGCTCTCAATCATCTCAAAGACGATATCATTACTAAGTATGAATACGCTGGGGTATCTCTTAGAAGAATCAATGCTGAGCATGATGTAACTTCTCTCCTTAGAGGTATCGATTCTTACTATCTCCAAATTGATAGAGGATCTAGCAGAGGTAGTGATGATACTACCAATAATATTCCTCAGGTATCTTTCAAAGAAGAAGCAGCAGGCGGCGGAAAAGAGGTACACGCTTCTAAGAACATCCAGTTTGACGCTGTAAGACCTCTCATTGAAGCAGATACATTTGGACCCCAAGACTTTGTTTCTCTGCAGATGAGAAGCGTTACAGGAACCTCTCCCGATGGTACGGAGACATCATTTATTGATGCTGGTTTTGAAGATCTGAATTTTGATAGAATCAATCAACTGGAGACCACCAGAGTTCTTGGTTCTAGAGTCAACGAGTCGAATCGTCTTGGTTCTCTGCCTAGAAACAAATCATTTACATTTACTGTTGAACTTGCTAATAGTGGTGATGAGTACAACTCTCCTACAGTTAACATTGAAGGTGCCAATGCACTCTTCTATGAGAATAGACTGAACAAACCAATTGAAGATTATCGTACTGATCCTAGAGTCAAGTCTAGATTCAACGATCCTCATGCTTCTTACTATATGTCCAACCCGATCTATATTAAGAACCCCGCAACATCATTGAAGGTTGTATTTGAAGCTCGTAGACCTATTGAATGTGATTTCAGATGTCTCTATAGTATTCTGAAGACAGATTCAAGTGAAGTAACTCCTGACTTTGAGTTATTCCCTGGTTTCCTCAACCTCAGAGATACTGATGGAGATGGAATCGGAGATGAGGTTATCGATCCTACTCAAAATGATGGTCAATCTGATTCGTTTGTTGGCGCAGATGAGACCCAGTACAGAGAGTATACATACTCTATAGATGATCTTCCTAGTTTCAACGGTTTCCAAATCAAAATCGTATTCACTGGAACTAATCAAGCGAAGTATCCTGTAGTGAAAAACCTTAGAGCAATTGCAGTAGCATGAGTTTGATTCCCGTAGAGGGGCATTCCAATTTGTTTAGAGATTCTGAAACTGGGGCTATCGTGAATAACGATGACTCCAGTTATCAGGCATATATGAGAGCAAAGAGTGCCAAAATTAATGAAAGAGCTGAGCTCGATGAAATGAAAAAAGATATTGATGAGATTAAGAGTATGCTCAGTAAAATTGCAGATAAATTATGAGTAAGAATCCTCATTCGGAATTTTTAAAATATCATGGGTTTCAACTGGATACACCAGATACAATTCCTACTACAGATGTAGAGTTACTCAGAGCAGAGGTCTTAGAGATCAAACTAACCCTGCAGCAAGTATTACAGGAATTAAGGAAACTAAATACCTAATAGGATAATCCGTGATGTAAAGAATGGCAGTTTACATTGCTAATCTCCAAATTGATACAGGTGTTGATTTTCAACATGGTTTCAGTCTCGGAGATAATGACACAGGCACCTATTTAAACCTGACAAACTATACGGCAACCTCTCAAATGAGAAAGTGGTCGGGAAGTTCTACTGCCGTTTCATTTGCGTCAACTGTTACCGATCCAGAAGCAGGTCAAATTCAGATTTCTCTGGGTTCAACCGAAACTGCTGATATTAAACCAGGGCGATATGTATACGATGTGAACCTTGAGGACTCTGGTGGCTTTAAGTATAAGGTCGTTGAAGGAATGGTCCTAGTCAGAGCAGGAGTCACAAGGTAATGCCATCATTACGAATAGGCACATCGAATCAAGTCAAAGTTATTGCCAGCGGATCCCTTGGTGGAGGTTCGGGCGGTCGATTAACTTTGCTCGCGGATGTTGATGCATCCAGCTTGGAAGACGGGAGCATCTTGGTATACGAAGCGGCAACGAACGCTTTCAAAACAACTAAAAATTTCCCTGCTGCCATCATTGACGGAGGAGTCTACTAATGTCTGCAACAATCCTCCTAAAAAGAACGCTTGGCACTTCGCCACCGAACATTGCACCAGTTGGTACTGGCGTATCGTTCGGTGAATTAATCTATACTTACGATACCAGCGATGTTGGTGCTGGTAAGTCGTACAAGAAATTATATATTGGTAACCCTGCTGGTCCTACCGCTGCTCCGATTCCTATCGGTGGTGAGTATTATACCAGTCTCTTTAATGACAATCCCTCTGACTACGGAAAACCTCAGGCATCTAAGGTTCTCATTCTTGATAGTCAAGGACGAGTTGCATCTTGGACAGTTGTAGATGATTTCTACACTGCAGGTGTTGGTACAGTTGCTGGTGACTTTACTGTCGGCGGTAACCTTAATGTAACTGGAGACCTCCAATACGACGAAGCAAACGCTCGTAACTGGAATATCACTGGTGTTGCAACTGCTAACACCTTAGAAGCATCCAATATCCTGTTCACTCAAGGTACTATTACTGACCTGTTCGCAGTAACAGGTGTTGTAACCACTCTGAGTGGCACTGCTGCTGACTACTATGAAGTTAATGTAGGACATGCTCTTACTGCCAATAACTTAGAAGTAACAGGTGTTGGTTCGTTTAGTAACCAAGTTACATTTGCTAATGATATTGTCAAGATTGGTCGTGACACTGCTGTAGGTCTTAGCAGTGCAGACGGATCTATTTTCATTGGTGATTTTGCTGCAGCTGGTATGGGTCAAACGACCCTCAACCGTCGCAATATTGCGATTGGTGCCAGTGCAATGCAATATGCTGGTATTCTTTCCAGCAGTGACGAGTTAGAATCTAACATCGTCATGGGTAACTTTGCAGGATATAGACTGCAAGGTACAAAGAACTTGATGATTGGTGATAAGGTAGGTTTTGCCTTATCTTCCAGCGGCAACGACGAGAACATTGCTCTGGGTAACCAGTCAATGTATGGTGAGACCTTCCCCGTTGTTGATGGGGTAACTCTCAGCGTTAATGTTGGTGATCAAACTGCTCTTGCTAACTACGACCAGACAGAAGATGTAACCGAGACCAGTGGATCTGGTCAAGGTCTGTTAGTTAGAATTCAGACTGGTGCTACTGGTCTGATCACTAACATCGAAATCATGGCTCCTGGCGATGGTTACGAGGTTGGTGATACATTCACCATGCCGTTTGGTTTCCAGACTCTTACAGGTAGCGTAACCAGCAAGAATGGTCGCTTCCTCAGTGGTGGTACAGGAACTAGACAACAGCAAAGAAACATTGCCATTGGTCCTTACACTCTCTTCAGTGTAGACGGTAGCAAGAACATTGCCATTGGTTACTCTGCGGGTAACGATACTCTTGGTAGTGGTAATGTTATCATCGGTTATGAGCGTAATGTTGCTATCGGAGATAGTGACAATCAGCTCGTAATTGGTAATCAAAATATTAACTGGATCGACGGTAACCAACTTGGTTATGTCGGTATCGGCACCACACGACCCTTCGGGTTGCTCGATGTCGGCGGTGTAGTAATCGTTGACAAAGGCACTGGTAACACAGTAATCGCTGGCGTAACATCTGTTCCGCAAATCGATGCCGATGATATCGGTGTTGAGGATATCAAGGTCACTGCTGGTTTGGCAACTGACTTTGCAATTACCAACGCCAAGATTCAGTCGGGTATCATTACCGACACTGTTGGTACTGCTGCAACTATTACGAATGTAGATTTCGTAAATGCAGACATTGAGGCAGCTAAGATCACTGCTGGTATCATCACCAGTCAGGTTGGTACATATGCCACAATTACAACCTTTGATACTGAGGTTGCTGATCTCAAGGATATTAAGGTAACTACAGGTTTAGTTACCTCTCTGGTTGGCACCTATGCCACAATCACAACCTTCGACTCCAACGAAGGTGATATCAATACCCTGAAGACTGTCGCTGGTGTTGTTACATCACTGACTGGTTTTGGTGTAACTTACAATACAGCAGACTTTGAGATCCTTGACGCTAAGGATGTCAAAGTTACCACAGGTCTGATCACATCTCTGGTTGGTACATATGTAACCTTCCAAGATGCTGATTTCCAAGACGATGTTCGTGTTGGCGGTGCTCTTACCGTTGTAGGTGACCTCACAGTTCAAGGTAACACCAGCTTTGTTCAGTCTCAGGTAATTCAGGTTACCGATAAGAACATTGAACTTGGTTTCAGTTCTACAGGTTCTCATGCTAATGCTACAGCCGACAACGGCGGTATCATCCTCAAGGGAACTACCGACAAGACCTTCCTCTACGACCAACCTAGAGAGGCATGGGAGTCTAATCTCAAGTTTACTCCTGTCAGTGATGACACTCTGGATATCGGTACTACTGATCGTGAGTGGAGAGATATCTACATCGATGGCACCGCACACCTCGATGCTGCTGATATCCTGGATGCCAAGATCACTGCTGGTATTATCACCAGTCAGGTTGGTACATATGCAACTATTGGCACCGTTGATATCGAGACTCTCGATGCCAAAGATGTAAACATCACTGGTCTTGCTGTAACCGATACTGTCGGTACTGCTGCAACTATTACTACAGTTGACTTCAATACTGCCGATATCGTAACTGCTACGATTGGTTCTGGTATTGTCACTGATATTCAAGTATCTGGTGCTGCCACTGTAACTGGATTTGTAGACCTCAACGATGGTCTAGATGTACAAGGTGATTTCAGAGTTGGTGGAGCTTCCACATTCGTTGGTAATGTAACCTTTGAAGGCGGTACAATTGGTCTTGGTAATTCC